ACAAATCGATATGTTAAAACAATAAAATATCAGATGATGTATTCTACATCATCTGATATACAAAATTTAGCGATGTCCTCCAGGTCCAGGAGGATTGCAAGGTCTACCACAGGGTCTACTATTTGGACGACAATCTGCCATTTTTACAGATCCCTGAGCTACCAACTGAGGCTTTTGAAATTTTTTCATAATTCCTTAAATTTTAAGCCAAAATGGCGGTTAAACAATTAGCCCTTTAAAAAGACTTTAAATTTCTCGTTATTATTGATATAATATACAATAATATATTTTTACAACAAAATACATGCCAATAATGAATCCATGTAGAGAATATCCATAATTTTAATTTATAAATGTCAAAATGACAGGAATCTCAGTTTAAGAATTTTATTATTTATCTTCTAAGGGATAATCGGAGCTTTGAATATTAGAAGAGATGTCTGGAAAGGTATTTGCATTGGTAAAATTTTGAACACGTTTTCTTCTTTATGTGTTTTTATTTATTCTATAGCACTAAAAATATTTTAATTTACAACAAGGGTTTAGAGAACTTCAAGCAAAAGTATCGTTGAGTCGAGAATACATTACAGTCAACGCTCATAGAACTAGATATTTCTTATTTCATTTACAATTATAGGCAAATTATGATCAGAAAAATATCTGTTACCAATGGCACCGATAGTAAGACCATCAAAAGAACTGAGCTTATAAAATAATCACCAAATGAATTTTTGATAAATATTAAGCAGATAAAAAAGTCAAATGTTCTATAAACACGAACACAATCAATGCATAGTAGTTCATAAACATCCTATCATCAAAAAATAATTAACAACGCATCAAAAAGTGTTATTAAAAGGAATAATTCCAATCGTACAAATTTTACTTATATTTATATAATAGCTGACCATTAAATTCGTTCAATAAAATATTATAAGAAAGTAAAATCATGTCATCTATAATAGAATATTTTTATAAAAAGCAACCTGTCAAGAGAAAATAACATATAATTCATGAAAATATCTTAGAGGATTAAATCAAAAAAGGGAACTATCATATTCTCTGGAAAAAATAACAGCTAATATACTACTCATAATCATAAAATACATAGTAGAAATAATTGCTAAAGACAGCTATATCATATAACTTTTCAGCCCATATTACCACATAGTACGAAATCCTTATCACACCATTTTTCACAATTTTGCGCCATAAAACTTGGCATTCTCCTGCAAGAGAACTATCTTTGGAACATGAAGGCAAAAAAGGAAACTTTGAAAGAAAATGTTCTGACCGATATTGACGAACTCATGGATTCCCTGTTCGGTAAACCCGGAACACCGGAACGTGAAAGATTCCGTGAAGAAGCCAGTATTTATGTGAACGGACATGCCAAAACTGAGGAATGTAGGAACTCCCAAAAGAAACGGGAATAACCGGCTTTTCCCGTCCGTTCCGGCGAGCCGGAGAACACTACCTCCGTAACGTCAAATTCTTCATGCAGATAGAAAGAGGTGGCTATTCAAAGGCCCTGCAACCAACTGCCTGATGTATCCGGTTGAATACTAATATCCTACAAGGTTCACCTGCAAATTATGTAGGAACTGAACCTATTTTTGTAAGCAATGTCGAACTATATAGGTTCAAACATCTGATAATAAACATATTACATACCATCCAATTACTCCTAGGCAGATTGGGGCTCTGGGTTCGGGCCCCAAGCGAATCACAGCAAGGGATTACAGAAATGTAACCCCTTTTTTCTTATTATCAGCATATTATGTAATTATCAATGATTTATACGAACAAACGCGGTTCTATATTTGTTTCATTTTAGTTCACTATATTTCATTGTATTTCATGAAATGTGCAACAAATGTGATACCCTTGTGTGATACCAAATCTTTTAAATTATGAAGTACCCAACAGTAAGATTTGTGTTTGACCGGAAACACACAGCAAGCAAGACAACAAAAGGAACCGTTCAGATAGAAATATTATTTGAACGGAAAAGGAAATGGATTAGTACAGGCGTTAGGCTATATTCCGACCAATGGAGTGAAAAAAACAAAGTCAAGAATACAGTTCAGTCCATAGATCTGAACGAAAGACTCGATGCACAGATACAGAATATAAACGAATTTATCAACTCCCTTATAAAGAATAAGGAGCCCTTTAACTTTGAAAAGCTGGAGCATTTCCTAAAGTATTCACAGCAGAAAGAGAGTTTTCTTGACTTCATAAAGCGCCGGGTAAGCGAAAGAACAGATTTAAGAAAGGGGACTTTAAACACCCATGCTACATTAATAAACTCTCTGGAAGAATTTGGTAGAATCGTTTATTTTTCCGACATAACAACGGCCAACATAATGTATTATGATGATTTCCTACATAAGAAATACAATAAACAGACCACCGTTCATGGCTATCACAAACGCTTGAAAAGATATATAAACGAAGCTATTAAATATGAGTTGTTAAAAGACAACCCATATAATAGACTCAAATTTGACCGTGGGAAAAGCGAAGGAATAAAATACCTTACCATGGACCAAATAAAGCAAATACAGAACTTAGAAATAACATCAGAAAGCATTAGTAAGGTTAGGGACTTATTTGTCTTCCAATGCTTCACCGGTCTGTCTTATGCAGATTTATCCAAATTCGATTTCTGCGGAGTAATCAAGAAAGGAAGCAATTTTTTTATTAGAGATATTAGAATAAAAACAGAAGAAGAATACTTTCTTATGCTCCTAAAGCCCGCAATGGAAATATTGAGAAAATACGACTTCAAGCTACCGATAATAAGCAATTACCAATATAATTTAAGGTTGAAAGTCGTTCAGGAAATTGCAAGAATAAAGCAAAGCCTTCATTCCCACATGGCAAGACACAGTTTTGCGGTAATGGCTCTGAATATGGGCGTATCAATCGAAAACCTTGCCAAAATGATGGGACATACAGATATAAAGACAACCCAGATATACGCGAAGGTGTTGAATAAGTCCGTGCAGGAAGAATTTGAAAAGATGGACAGCAAGTTATAATCCAAACAACCCAGTGGGTTAAATTCAACCCAAAACAAGCGCAACAACCCACTGGGTTATAAAATCATTCTCGCCCTTCAATAAATTCTTTTAATCTGTACAGCCTGTCAATTGACGGGTTATAAAACGGGTCGGGGAAATGCTGGTTTATATCGTGTATATTCGCCTGTACGTATTTCTTGACATCCAATATATTCTCCGACTCGCTCAACTCTATTTGAGCAGGTAATTGAGCCGTTAAAGCCCAATGAACAATAGCCTTTACATTATCTTCGTCGTATGCGTATTTACTTTCTTGTGCCATTCTATCTTATATCCTCTGAGTAAACCTCTTCTCCGGTTTCATTACACACGATTGAGACGATTCCTCCCTTATAATCCCCGAAATATGATTCATTGGTACCATTATAGGCTTCTATATAATTTTTGCAGTACTCGAATGATTCGTTAAAACCCTTGTTATTAGAATCATTGGAGTCATTGAAATATACATCGTAAGTTTTCATAACCTTGTTTTTAATTGTTTGCAAAAATACCGTTTATCCTTCTTTAATTCATCTTATACAGCATGTTTTAAAGCATATTATTTAAACCCGTTGAAATATCCCATTATTTTATCTGATAATTCACGCAGCCCGCAGCATATATACGTTTCAGTCATCGTTACACTGGAATGCCCTAACATCCGGCTGATAGAATACAAGTCCGCACCTCTTAAATATAAGTTGGTTGCGCAAGACTTCCGGGCGGAATGCGAGGAAATAAATTCCCACTTTTCACCGGTTATATATTCGCCCGCCTGGTACAGCTTTATACGCTTGCTTATCCCACATCGCCGGCATATGCTTCTTATCGTGTCATTAAAGGTCACATCCGAAACCTTTCGTTCATTGATGCCGTATTCCCGGTTTTCTTTCAATATCCGGAGCACAGCAGGAGCCGCCGGTATCTCCGCTTTAATCTTGGTTTTCCGTGAAACATATATCAGCCTTCCGTCTACTATGTTGTCCTCTGTAAATTCTATATAATCCGAATGTCTGGCGCCTGTAAGGCAACCGAGCAAAAAGCAATTTTTTACAGCGCGCTCCGTTTCATTAATAGGATTATACGCCAATAACGTTTTTATCTCGTCATCCGTTAGCCACGTACTTTGCGTAGCGTCCTTTTTTAAGGTCAATATAGCCTCAAAACCTTTTGGAAAAGAATACATATCGCTGTACAGGTTAAGAATTGATTTAAGCATAGCGCAATAGGTTTTAGCGCTATTGGTGGCCACCCTTTCATTAAGAGCCTGAACAAAGTTGTACAACCTCGGTTTTGTTATGCTGTCGAATGTACATTCCACTTCGTTAACCTCTTCATACACCCGCAACACCTTTCCGTATTGCGGGTATTTCTTCAAAAACACTTCCTTTAAAGTCTCCATATTATTCACCTGATTTATTATCTTTTGTTTTTCCTATCGCCATGGCAATTCCTATTAAAACAGATGTAATAACCAGCGCCGGGCTGATGTTCCATAATATTACTACCAGAACAATTGCCCAAAGAATAAAACCTAAATACATATTATTTTCTCCTTTAAATTATTCGTTTATTAAATCCGCCAACTATTTATACCTCCTACCTTAATTCTGCTTTAATCTTTAACAGCAACCAGCTTTCCGCCTTCCGTCATAACAAACCGTATTACTGATTCTCTTCCCAACAAATAAGAGTCCCCAAAGAGCGTATATCCTGCAAAACTATCGTATTTTAGAGAACCTTTACCGACGGTTTTAGATTGTCCGTCATGATACACTATATCACCTTGCTTTATTTGTGATATATGAACCTTTTCAGCGGCAAATAAATGCTTTTCCTTATTAATATGCAACGCCAACACTCCCATATCCTTAAAATTTATCTGATTCATCGTTTATAAATTCCTTGATTCTCTCTATATCGGTGCCGCTGACAAACAACACGGCACCGAATAACAATAACATAATACCTAACATACATTTATACGAACTGGTCTAACTCTTTTTCAAGCTCCGCCCGGTCGATTCCCGGGAACAGTTCTAAAACCAGATTCAAGGCCCCGCAATAGTCGCACCCGTATTCCTCTGTATCCATCAACCGCAACACCATTATACACGGAATACTTTTGACACTATCAAATTCCGGATTATATATTTTTGTATTAAGCAATTCGCGTTCATTTATAACAATATCGTTAGCCTTCATATTATATCCTCCTATATAATTATATAATACTTCTTAACCGTCCGTTTTCGCCTATATGCGTGTTAAGCATCTCCGCCTCTTTTGCGGCTTCTTCTTTAGTCGGATAGCATTCTATTATACAGTTGTCCAAACTATCTAATACGCCATAATATCCAGGTGTTAACGGCTTATCCTTTACGGTGTAACGCTTTCCTTTTACTTTCTTCTCGTAAAATTCCACACCCTCCGCAAGCGGGGTGTAATGTGATGAGGCGCTAAGCGTGCCCGATTCTATCTTGTCGTTAAACTCAATTATACCGGGTAAATCTTTTTTTAAGCTGCTTTTCACGCTCACACCGTCATAGGTTACGCGAAACTTACGTTCTCCATCCGTATATACATTGAAAACATCGCCCGGCTGTATATCTGCACGTACTTTCGCGCTGGTTATGATTCCCGCGCCTTCAATATCGTAATAGCGCACGCCGTTAAAGTTGTCCGTCTCAATTAAATGGATATTTTCAAATGGTCCCGTTTCCTCCGCAAGTTCCGGGATATATATTTCTTCAGGAAGCGCCGGCAATTCTGTAGGCGTTATCAACTCTTTCACCTTGTCCGCTTGCTTCTTGCTGAATATCCAGCCGGCACGCTTTTCTCCGTTATAATTTAAAGAAGGGTTAAAGCGTCCGCCTAGTTCCTTTAACTGGTCTTTGATAGCCTTCGTCTCGCCAAACACAGCGACCGCCTTTTCTGAATAGTCCACGATTTCCAGACCTTCAACCGTCACGGCTTCCACTTCTTTGACTTCCTCAGCCTTTTCAGCCTTAACGCTGCTTTTCTTTGCTTTCGGTTCTACAACCTTATATTCATCACTCACTTTTATCTTTAAATAAAAATTAGTGTCGTAATAATCCTGCATGCCGTCGCTATCATCGTAACGGAAAGAACTTGCGTAAGTCGTAACAGCGTCCAACACTTTGAACATTTCCGGCGTTAACTCATCTTCCCATCCCTTTACGGTGTTCATCGTGGACATATAGCCACGTTCTGCACTTCTTGAACCTTCAACGAAAGGAATGCAAGTGCCTTCTTTCAGCTCAACATACATTGAATCCGTGTACATACTCCATTCAGAACGTACAGAGAATTTAAAGTCCGGGAAATTCTTCTTTGCAAAAGCCCTGACCTTTGCGGCGATTTCCTTTGTACTTAAATTACTGTCATAGTTCGAACCTGCCCAACCGTTTGCGGTGTAGAAATTCATTGCTTTCATAATGCTATAGTTTAAATTGTTAATGATTCAACATTATAGCGCGTACACGTAAACCAATACAACACGATACCAGAAGCCTAACACAATAAGACTAAAACGTATTTGTATCAAGTATGTAAATAAATGGAAGAATATTTGCAGGTGAGAAATTAAAGAAGTACTTTTGCCTCCGCTTGGGGGGGGGGTACTTCTTTAAGTATTCCCAACCTACGAGGGTCTTAACATTGCCGTGTTAAGGCTCTCTTTTTTATTCCAACACTTAATAACACGCCTGTAAGAACAAGAACCTTATATCTATCTCTTTCTTACATTACAAAGATACGAATTATTTAGTAAACAGCAAAGAATATTGCAAAATATTTTCATAAAATAATCATATTATAAAACATACAACAAATACAACATAATACACTATATATCAAACACTTACAACATAAAACACAGTCATAAGAATATGTAAATATATAATACCATAGCAAGCATAACAAACACTTTAAAAATAATAGAAACAATCTATATTAACAATAAAACATATAGATAATATAAATATATGCAGGTTCTTGACGGAGTGTCTGACGTAATAGATTTAATCTATATTACAAGATGTATATATAGACAACGTGAATAAGCATAGGACGCTAACGAAGTACAACGATTAATAGATATTATCTATAATACAGACATGTGATATTGATTTTATTTATTTACCGGATTGGGTGTCTTTGGCTGCGCCGTGATAGCCTTTACTTTATGTCCAGGACTGACGAGCAACAACAATGTAAACAAACACAAACTTTATATTATATGTATAATGTAAACCACAAACCGCTATTATACAACAAAATACATTGCAAACACCCTGCAAAGAACCACCCCCCCCCTTTATTTTTTTGTAAGGAAATCGGCGTAGTCACCTCGCCTAAAAATTTTTTATTTTCTCCATTTTCTACCAATTTGTAATGATATTTTACAACAAGTCAACCATTGTATTTTTACATTTTTGCACTATATGGATGATTATTGGGTAATTTTCTATGTTTTAACGCATATTAATTAGAAAATTTACTTGTTTTATAATCAGATAGTTGTATATTTGCATAATGAAGATAAAGAACATAGATATATGTATTTAGCCTTTACAGATAAAAGAAAAAAGGTTATTTTCATAAAATGCGCCTATAGGAGCATGCGTTATGTTCTTTTAAACACAAAATGAGCGACTTACAATGAATAGAAGGGAATTAAAGGATTATGTGCTCGGTCTGCTGTCGCAACATTGCGACGAATATGCCTCTACATTCAGGGATATATCTTTGGTTACAAGCAATCCGGAACGTACAGACAGATACGGCAGGCGTCTTGAAGGATTGTTCCGGGAGGGGTATGGTGTTGTAACGAAAGACATTGCCGATTACCGTGTTCCGTTGTATGTTTTTACGGGAAAGATATACGAGTACATGGACTACAATGTGCTCTATGATGCCGTAGACAGGTGGCTTGAGAAAATGGGTGTTGCCGCCCGTGACCGAACTAATAAGATTATGTATTCTTACATGAACCGGATAATCAATGTCATTAGAGACCATGAGCTGCAACCCGACCTTAGCATTATGTGCTTTACTAATTGCGTGGTTGACATGAATACTTTAAAGACTTACCCACACTCTCCGAAGTTTGACTGCGTAAAGATGTATCCGTTTAAGTATGACCGCAAGGAGATTTTTAATTGTCCTACCTGGAGAAGCTTTCTTGGAGAAAGCTGGATACCTACGGAAGAGTTGGACGGCGTATTGCCGGAAAAGCACAAGCGCAGGATATTGCAGATGTTCCTCGGTGCTTGCCTTGTCAATAGGAAAAATATAAGCTTTGAATATTTCCTTATATTGCAAGGTACTGGTGCGAACGGTAAAAGTGTTATTTACCGGGTTCTAAAGGATATGTTTGGAGAGGATGAAATACTAAACATAAAGATGAGCCAGTTTGCAAGAGGTGGGGATGAGCAGTTACGCGCCGCCTACTCTATGTCAAGGAAAAGGCTTATGTACTGCACGGAAAGCAACCGTGGTGATTTCAAGGACATGAGCATCATCAAGGCAATATCCAGTGGAGAGCCGATTGCCTGTCGGGGAATAGGTGGAAATATCACAATGATGCAGAGACCTCCTATTATGCTGTGTAATTCCAACTACCGCTGGCAGCCGAAAGATTTCCTGAACCGTGACGACCCTGACGACGAGAGTATGCAGCGCCGCGCCCTGGTGCTGAACTTTGACAAGACAATACCGGTGGAAAAGAGAGACACCATGCTCGCAGAAAGAATGAAAGCGGAACATGCCGGTATAATGGCTTGGATTGTGAAAGGGCTGTGCGAACTTAAAAAGAACAATTGGCGGATGCCTGAGAACTTGGGCGGGAAGATTGATTTGAAACTGGAACGGATACGGTCGAGCGCTACAGGAAAGGATGGGAAACTCGTGGACGGGAGTATTTCGGAATATTTCAAATACAAAGAGTGCCAACCGGAAGAATTTGAAGGGAGCGGTTCCATAGAGCTGACATCCTCGGATATATACAAGAACTATGAACGGTTTTGTAAAAAGAACGGGGTCATCCCGGTGTCTCAAAGGAAGTTGGGGATTGACATGCTTTCGCTCGGATACGTACGGGAAAAACGTGCAGATAAGGGATACAGCAATGTCTATACGCTGTGGTGTGGCAACGAGGATATTGTGAATAACTTTATGAGACACGTGCCCAATATTGCGGAAGAGGCGAAGACCAATCTGTTTGAAGGTTGGGAATATTCGGACGAAGATTTCCTGAATGAGGATTAAATATGAAGAATGATACGATACTACATATCACAAAAAAAGAGATTGAAAGAGGTTGTATTCCGCCTGACTGCGATTTTGCAAAGGAAATAGGTTTTACTTCGGACAAGTTTTCAGGCTATTTATGGAAACGTGGCAATGCCATATTAGTTTCTTTAATAATAAGCCGGGAAGAAAGAAGAGGCAACTTTTTACATCTGCTCAATGCCTTAAAGGAAAAGGGATGTGACATTGTCGTCCCCAATCCGAGCAGCCGTATGGCGTTGATATGTGACAGGTTCGGCATGGAACTCATACAACACAAAGGGGAAGAATATATGTTTTACAACAACAAAATAAAAAAATAAGGATTATGGATTTCGGAAAGACACAAATCGGGAACATGACTTTTGTCAAGTACAAGAAAGGCGGTTTGCCTTTTATTAAGGTATCAACCGTAAGCGGGGACTTCTCTGTTGAATATGGGGCAGGAAGTGTGATGTTTATGATGCTGAATAATACTCCATTGGAAGACAAGGTAGATAACCTGCCAATGCTTATAGTGCGTAATGCCCAATATGTTGCCAATTGCATTGATGTGGAGTTACAGGTGGATGTATTAAAGGCAATAGGGAGTGCCCTTGACCGTGCGGATGCTAAACCTATATCTGACGAAGAAGACGCTAAGATTATTGAGGAGGAAAGGCAGATGTATGAGATGAAAAAGGAAATGGAGGATAATCATGAATGAGCCAATACTAATAACTCTTAAAAATGGGGGAAAATTGAAAGCGATAGAGGATGCGTTATGTGACAAGAACGGATACAATGTTAGATATTTAGGAGAAAACGGAAAATATTACTATCCCTCCGATATAGCTTCAGTACTACCGTTAGATAAAGGTAAGCAGATAAATGAAAGAGACTTTTGCTATCAGATAAGAAAAGACAAAGAGGAGCTGGAAAGGAAAATAGAATCAATGCTTTTGTCCTTCTCATATCAGTATGGCGGAATTCATATAGATTCTTCCATCAAGGAGTATGAAACAGTCGATGCGGAGACAGGTAAAAAATCCCCGATGTTTGCAGTTTCTTTGGGAATAAGAATTTAGCTATGGGAAATGAGTTCGGGAAGAACATATTTTATCGCAAAATGCGGCAGTAAATACTTACACGAATTGGTATAACAGAAATACACTTCTTAAGCCGGGTATCACTTCCCGGCTTTCTTTTTAGCGGCAAGATACAAGGAGCAATTATTGCATGAAAGTGGCAGATAGAAATGCACTGTGGTGTCCTCTTCCTTTATTTCGTCCTTTTTGATTTGCGTAATGTCTGCTATCATTTTGGTGAGGTCTATCCATTCCTTGCATCCCTCTTTCCCGTCATATTTCTTGCGGGCAGCGATAAGTTTACGAAGCTGGTTTTCTTTTGATAGCTCGGAAGCAATATCTTCCTCACTAATACCATCTACCAATATATCATCCTCTTTCTCGCTCTCTTTTTGCCTGCGTTTAATCTTTCTGCTTGCAGAGGTCAAATAGTCCATGAAGTCTTTATCGTCGGACAAAAGGATATTCATGTTCTTCTTGTTTATCTCCAGGTTATATACCGGATTGTAAAGACCGGAAATAAGATAGGCGTCCTTGTCTTTCCATCCTAACGCTAAAAGGTCGGCAAAAGCCTTCTCTTTTATACTGATTCCCGCTTTTCTGCATTCAGAACCCAATCCTTTACTGAATGTTATTTTTTCTTCCTTCCCTCTCAACATATTATATGATTTTTAATTATACAAACACAAAATAGCAGCAGCATCTTATATGCCACTGATTCTGATAGTCGGATATGGGATGATAGCCAACCATGCTGTCGCAATAAGAGCATGGGTAACTGCTCCCACGGTACGAATAAAAGCCCGTATATCCTTTATCCTTATGTTCAAGCCCCCAAAACAACATCCATGCAGAACCTACGGCGAAGCGGGTAAGGGTATTTAACGAGTTGTAAGCGGAATTAGACTTCCCTACCCCATAACTCACACCATCTGTTTTAATACGTGTGGCAGCAGCCCCGCCATTATAAACCGCCCGCTTAAAATAAGGATTGGTATAAGGTGAATTAAGATAAGACTTTACACTACCCTTTATTTTATCTTTCCCGATTCCGGCTATCAGACCGGCTGCAATGGCAGCTTCCACTTCATACAGAAATCGGTTGCAATAAATGCTGATACGCTCTGATAATGTCTTCCCGTGGTCTTCCCTGTTTATAAAATCTACAATTGCATCTCTTTCCTCCTTTCTGTCATATACAGAAAGAGTTTCCGTGTAATCGTAAATTAACTCACGCAACTTACGGAGTACTTCGCTTACGTCCCGCTTTAAGTTCTCATTTGCAGAGAACCGGAACATTGCAGGCTGAATATCATACTTGAATGATATATCTATAATCTCTTTTGCCGCTTGTACAAGAAGCTCCTCCAAATGACTTTGCATAGATATTTCAGCCTGCAAACGTAATTTTATGAAATCCTTGGCATCCTGTATCTGTTTTTTTGTAGGTTGCTTCATAGCTTGTCGTCTCCTGCCGGATTATGTTCAACTTCATTATCTGTGGCGGATACCTGCTGGGATTTCAATTTATAAAGAATATCAGCCTGCTGTTCTTCTTTCTTTTCTTTCATAATCCTATCCCAGTCGCGAGGATTGCTGTACATCTGAATTTGCTCATTTGCGGTCTGCCGGGACAAGAACCCGTTTTGAACAGCAACTGCAAGATTTTGTAGAAGTTCAGATTCATTCAGATGTATATACGGCTTTATCCAGGCATATACATTCAAATTTTGCAAGTCAATAAGATTTTCGGTTTCCACCCCATAGCCATAAGTGAATATCTTTACCATATCGTCAATGAGATGGTTATATTCTTGGGCATCCTTCATGGCATTTTCAAAAGCAGGAGAATAAAGCAGCTTTATGGCTACACCTGGAAGGTCTCCGCTTCTTACTTCCGGTGGAATTACCGCAAAAGACTGCTCATAAATTAACTTGTATAAAGTATCAAGCTGCTTGGTAAAGGCAGTGGAAACATCTTGCTTGTTAAGATAACCGGCTTCATCATCCGGTCCCATTGATATACACTTTATAGTGCCATCAATCCCTCCCTCTATATTAATACTATCTCCCTCTCCTTTGAAATACATAATCGGGAAGGCGTAAGCTGTATTGTTTTGTGACAATTGCGAAAAAGCAAGTTCGTATTGCTCTATGCTGTCTTGTGAAGGAGACCAACAAGCGCCGGCTTCATTTCTGTGATAAGCCACAGGGATAAATGTAAAGCCATGTTCCTGAGAAGATATGAGTTCGTATCCGCTTAATCCAAACAAGTTCTTTATCACTTGCTTTATTTTGTTGTACGCCCCTTTCCCTTTTCTAAAGCGACGGAGATATTTCTCATCCCAAACTTCAAGCCAGTCTGTAACTGTATTTCCATTATTGTCAAAATCGGAATAGGAACGGGCAAACAATGTAAGCTCCCCTGTAACATTATCGAAATGGGGATATAACGTATCTCCTTTCTCAAAAGAAAGGACTTTCCAATAGAAAATTCCTTTTCGGAGATAACCTACAAATGCTGTGTCCCCCGTTATCTTTACGGATTTTGCCGCTTCATACCATGCTATCTCCATGTCCTTTACAGCCCATCCGGTTCGAAACTTAAAAAATGTATCCTTTACTTTTTCATTTTCGGTATCCCCTTCCAGCTCAAATTGAATGTCGTTTCCACAAAGATGAACCAGGTGTTTGATTGTTATAATCCTCTGAAACGCAAAAGCACATCTGATAACGGACTCTCTAAACCACTCTTTTGTTTCAGGGTCTTGTCTTAATCTGTCCGGATATACCAATGGGTCATTTATAGCATGTCCGGACGGCTCAAATTCCCTCAAAAAATCCATTTGAGTTATTATCTGATATGTCGGATTGTCTAAAGGCTCATTAACGGACAAGCTGCCAGATATAACCCCTACTGCTTGTTTGTATCCATTTGGCAATATTCTCCGAAACGGACGGCGTACCATAATCTGTCGTGTACTTATATTCTCCATAATCCTTTTGGTTTAGTGTGTTGTTTTCTTATATCAAAAATCTGTCTGTAAATCATAGCCTCTATAAAGTCGGGAGAATGGCCAACGTACTTTTTCATCACTTCCTTTTTAATTAAAGAGAAGCCTTTATCTGTGTCTGCATCCCGGATGGCTTTGCGTTCTTTCATCAGGATATTATAAAGTGTCATATCTGAATATCCGTTTCCTGAAAACTTACGCGACAACAAATCGGGGTTAATCGAAATTTCATCATTCTTAATCTTCTTAACGAGAATATCAGCGCATTGTGATTTCAGGGAAGAATAGATATATTTTATAGATTGTTCGTCAGCTTTTGTCGTTGGGATAGGAGCTGCCATATTATTAAACTTGACCGCGTCTGGGAATTTGCCCTTAAAATCCTGTCCAGGTCCATTCAAGTCAAAAACAAAGTCTTTCTCCAGGACTCCCCATTCACGCAACTTATATGCGACGCACTCTTCCGTCCGCTTGGAGTTATCCCGACTTACATATACGTCCTCTATATGGTTCCCAATCCAAAGCCACAAGACAAGATTATCTCCACCTTCATATGCAATATCACATGATACCCTTCGCTTATTATCTCCATATTGGGCGGAGTTGTTGAAGAACCGCTCCATGTGTTCGATTTTAAGAATATCGTCTCCAGCCGCTTTAAAATTCCAATTTCCTTCGAGGTCGCGAGCGCGGGATTCTTCATCCTGCTGGGCAAGATTAGCCGCATAATTTGAGTCAGCCTCAATCAATTTGATATTATCCTCCAAACGTGCCCGTATAAAGACGACTGACTTGACAAACATTGTTTTCTTATTAAATCCCAATTTTTTGTAAGCATCATTCCAAAGAGGGTCTATGATGGATTTACATTGTTCATATACCTCTTCTGGCGTGTCTCCCCAAAATATATTATTGGGAGAATCTCCATCCATAAAACAATATCTTTTCTTTCCATCGCGTTCTGGTATAGGATTCCCATCCTCTCCTATCCACCAATCTATAAAAACGCGCACCCAGCTATCCGGGTCCGGATTACAAGTACCCCAAAAACGGTTTTTAATACCATAAGCGTTACGGTTGCAAGTGATAAGGTATTTAAACTTGTCATAAGAACAATGGGTTATTTCGTCTATACCGATATAACAGAACTGTTTACCTTGAAAGCGCTTCTTGAAATCCTCAAAATTATCAGCAAAATAAGAAAACCACAGTTTTCCAGCGTTTTCTCCAAAATTCCAAGTCATATCCGATATAGAACGGTTATAAGTTCCAAATTGGGAGTAAATAAGATACGACGTGTTAATCATATCTCTAAGGTCATCTTTCTCGTTACGCAGAAGAACGGCATTAAAACGTGGATTTTTAATGTCTGGCAAGGATTCCATTAATAAAGTAAATGTTTTTGAACCGCCACGATTCCCTCCCATAATAACAATGTCGGCATCGGAAGCTAATGAGTTCTCCTGCCCGCCGGATTGAGCTATAACATTGAAATCATTTTTCAAATTACGCAACCTGTCTATGTATTCATAACTGAATACACCCTCCCCCTTTTTCGTATATACAATCTTGTCGTGTTCCATAAAAAAAATAAGCCGGCGTATGCAGTATAAATCCGCACACTCCGGCTTGAATCACAGCTCTATGAGTTATATATAATGCAAATATACGATTTATTATAAATTTTCTAATATTTCTCATATAAAAATACATATAAAGCATTGTATTTTAGAAAATATACTATATATTTGCAATACTAAATCATGTGATATGATAAAGATAGACGCTAAGCTGGATGAAAAACAGACCAGCGAAAAAGGGAATTTTGTAACATGTCCGGTGTGCGGGCAAAAGTTGACCGATGTAAAAATAATACACGGTAGCGTATTGTTTAGGACTGTATGCCGAAGATGTCGTAATTTTATCAGCGTCAGAATAGAAGAATAGCAATTTTACATATGCAAGCCTAAGAGCTTATTAGTGCACAAAGCACTGATAGGCTCTTTTTTTTTATAACACAAACTAAATAAACACGATGGAGAAAGAACAAATCTTATCCGAACTGACGACCAGATTAGGACAAACCAGTCTTTCGTCACAGACATTAATGAAGTACATAGAATTGAATCCGGTAGCAGAAGGGGTGGAGCCTGATGACGCTTATTATAGCAAGGCGACATCTTTTCTTCAAGGAATGCAAGGGCAGTACAATCACGATGTCGCAACACAAGTTGAGAGTTTTAAGAAAAACTACAAACCTCAACAGAGTTCTCCTGACTCAGGAGAAGGAGCAGGAGATAACGTCCTTGCCGACAAGCTAAAGGAAATGGAAAATGAGATTTTGCTTTTGAAGGAAGAGAGAGAGGTGGAGAAAAACGCCGCGTCAATCAATGACTTAAAAGTCCAGTCTATGGACTTGTTGAAATCTCAAATTGAAAACGGGGGCAAAAATATCTGTAACGATGAAATCCTGAATATCGCCATATCAGACGTGAAAATCACCAAAGATATGGAAGTGGAAGAAATTGTCAGTTGCGCCAAACGCAATTATGAAAAAAGATACAAGGCGATTTTCGGAAATGGCGCTTCCCCAAGTATCAACCAATATGCAGAAACCGGAGAAGAACAGGCAAAAAGCCGCCGTGAAGCATTCAAAGACCGGCTAAGAGCGCAAGGGAAACTTCCTCGAAAACAATAAACACATTAAAACAGACAAAGAATGAGACAATTAGGAACTTTCAACACTATCAGTCAATCCCGGTCGGGATTTGGCGGAAATTTTCCTGTTTGGTCAAGAGTAAGAGAATTATATCAGGGTGGTGGTATGATTGATGTCGCCGGAATGGGATTAAAGTCTGGTGATATTATACATGCCGGCACAATGGTAAAATTCAATGGAGCAGGCAAACAGGTAGAGGTAATTACAGCAGATGGAGTGACTGATGTAAAGGCAGTAGTGACGCTTACTATCACTAAAAAGGCATCCGGAAACGGGGATTTGTCTATTGTGTTAGGCGGGAAAAGCTATTCGGTTGCCGTAACAAGCGCATCAGAAAGTACCCCAGAACTGGTAGCTACCAAAATCGAAGGAGCAAAATCTTCTTTTGCAGAATGGGATGTAAAACGCAGTGGGGCTACTGTGACTTTCACGCAAAAAACCGCTGCCCAACTTTACGCGTACATGTTTATTCCAGGAAATACCGGAGTAACGGGAGATATTGAGGAAACTGTCAAAGGAGTTCCCGCCAGCGGAAAGCTAACCGATGTCAACGGCCTTGTATTTGAAGACGTATGTATCCCTGAAGGCTGTATCCTTGCAACATGCGCAGTTGTACGCGCAGGCAGAATTTACGCAGACAGGGTGTTCGGTGGTGGCATTCCCAAATCGGTAGAAGCACAGCTGCCTATGATTGAATTTGTGCGTGAATCTGACGAATAAAGAAAGGAGAATAATATGTACACAAGAAACAAAGAATTTTACGACATTGTAGGGAAAGGTCTTGCAGCATTGGGATATACTGGGAATAAACCGCTGGAAGCATGGATTAATGACATGTTTGCCGAAAAATACAATGCGGAACAAACGTTCTCCCAAATGGGTTTCCCGTTAAATCCTAATATTCCTCTGAATCCCACATATGAGCAGATAGAAGCAACAGTCCGTGCATACACGCTGGCTACCTATGTGGATATTGACAGTGATGGCGCAACCAAATCTACAGACGGAATGTCCCTGCAAATGGGTGGATTGCCAACCTTCAAGCATGAGATTGTACTGAGCCGCAAAATCCTAAGAGAAAAAATGATGCTGATGGATGCCATTGGCGGTACCACTCCGGAAATTGAGTCTACAATAATGGAGCTTCTGTTTAATGGAGTGGACAGCTTACTTGGTGGTAACTACAATACATTCCTATACCAACGAAATCAGGTTGTATCCAACAAAGGTAAGCTAATCATTGACGCAGCTAACAACCCGCTTGGTATTGCATTGACTATAGATTTCGGTGTGCCTAAAAAGAATATCAAGGATTCTTTCTGGTATAAGAAGCCGGAAAGCGAAGCGGTGCAGGAAGTAGCTTTGGGTACTACAATAGACCCGATAAAAGTCATGAGGCAGGTAAGACGCGATTCCCAAGAAAAGGATTTTGCGCCTGCTGGTCACTGGGAATGCTCCAAGACGACCTTTGAGGATTTGATTAACCTTCCGTATTTCCGCCAAATGTACACAGTTGCGACACGCCCGGATATTTCCGATAAAGGCATGCAGTTGGCATTTGCTAATCTTGTCCCCGATGAAACAATCAAAACTTTCATTGAAACGCGTATCGGTGCTGAAATCAGAATTGTCGATTCAATATCCGTAGTGGAGAAATATGACAAATCTTCCAAAGCTATACAATACAAGAATTTGCAAAGCTTTGAAGAGGGAGTATTGGCATATGTTCCAAATGAAGACCTGGGTGATGTACAATGTGGACGTCCTATTTTCATGGAAACACCGGGTGCCCGTACGGCATTGTATGACGGCGGCCGCACTCTGATACGTCAGGTATTCAATGATGAAACCATGACGCAGGTAATCAAATCAGAAGTGACCGGATTGGTTGTTCCTAATAAGGTTCGCTGGTTCTACTACTTGAACATTAAAGGTAAATAACCATGAAGGATTCTCAAAATACAAATACTGGCACTACCATAGAGGAATATCTCCGTGGTTGTGTCGGTTTTGAAGTTACGGACAGTGCTATTTCCACCATACTGATTGACAGGGGAATTGCACCGGGGACGGATGTCAGCACGTTGGAAAAACGCCAGAAAGACTTGTGCCGGGCAGACCTTTATATGTGGTGCGCAAGTACACCGAGCGTAACTGGAAGCGTAGAGGATGCCAATGGTGTATGGAAGCACAAGGAGGGTGGTACACAAAGCTCTGCCTATGACAAACGTAACCTTCGGCAAATGGCAAATGACATATACGCATTGTATGGAGAGAACGTCCGTAAATCATCTGTCAGAATTGTCAACTTGGGTATGAACATGAATAAAAGGTATCCGCTATGAAAGTAAATAATCCACGTTTTCCGCATACATGCAAAGTGTATCGTATTTCCGGAGAAACATCTTTTGACGAAGGAAACGAGACCGTATTGTATGTAGGGAAATGCAACAAGTACGGAAGCACAAGCCTTAGGACATTTACAAAAAGTAATGTCATAAAGAGTGATTATGCAATAGACATTCCTGGACTTGTGAAGGGTATCATTGCGGGAGACCTTGTGGATGTTACCGATTACGGAGAAAGTTTTGAATCATGTGTAGTAACGGATTGTTACCCTACGGAAATGGGAACAACGCTGTATTTCAATCTGGCTAAGAATTAGGGAAATGGGAGATAATGCTAAAGTCTTGGAAGAAGGCAAAAAAAAGATGAGAAATATCATTGATGAATATTTGCTGGATAGAATAACAGAAATCGGAATCAGACTTCTGCAAGACGGAGTAGTATCAGCCAAGTACCATAATGTAACCGGAAATACTCTAACTTCATTAGCTGTTGGAATTTATTATAGAGGTAAATTATCTCGTATAATTACCGCCGTTGTGACACAAGGATTAAAAAATCCTACCCGCCCCAAGCTTAGCAGAGGAGACGGTATTGGCGTGATAATGGTCCAAAGTTATGAAAGTGGTAAGTTTATTCCCATAAAAAAATACAACTTGATTGGCACCAACGGGGAGTACGGTTTAACCACTTCTGTAAATTTCCTCAAAGCATATAAAACTCCAAATGATGGCATAGGATTAGTGATGTGTACAGGTACGGAATATTCTAACTACTTGGAGTCAAAGAAGGGGTTAAATGTACTGTCAGATACATTTGATTACGCGGAAAGCATTGCTAAAATGACCTTTAAACCAATGAAATGATATGGGGTACGAACAGGATTTTAAATACAAAGACGCGCTTAAATCATTGTTTGACGCAGCAAAGACGGTAAGTGAGAATGTGTTCACAAATGACCGTCCCGCTGCTGTGCCTAAGCAAATGGATAATTTCATTGTGGTGTCATTGCCCGGCTTGTTGTCTTCCATGACCTATGGCAGCGGATTTGGAAATATCCGTACCTATTGCACCATTGAAGTGTATGTCAGACAGAAAAAGGGAAGTGCGGAAGACTTGGAACAAATGGACACTATTGTAGGAGATATTCTTTCCCTATTCCCTATCAGCGACAATTTCATAAGTGCCTCAAACCCCAAATTGACCTTGAAAGGAAATGACGGATTAGGGTTCAGCGCAACATTGATAAGGACTGACCTTGTGATAAAATAAACATAAAATAAAACGATTAAAACTATTTATTATGGCAATGAAAACAAAGCAGGAATTGAAAGATGTATTTAGCGGTCTTTCATCCATTATGTTGGTAAAGGGTGGCATTGCAAATTTTGCCACGGTAACTCCGGATTTTGATTTGCCCGTTACCGTAGATACCCTTTCCTTGTCCCAAGCAGAACCGACATTAAACCGTACAAAGGTGCACGGTCTGCAAGCGGATTGGGCTGTCACCAGTACAGCAGGAGATATTACTTTCGCTGCTACCGTTCCAAGTGTAAGCAAGGAATTGGTAGAATATTTTCTTGGGAAAACCACTGAAATAGCGCAAGCGACTATCAACAACCAGCAATTCAAGGGATTCTCTACTGTGCTAAACAGCAAGAAACTGAACGTAGGATTTGCGCTTATAAGTGACGACGGAGAAAAATGTCTGCTTGTAAAAAGAATGGCCGTTTACGCACGCCCCTTGTTTGAGAATGCGTCCACTACCCCATTCGCTTTTGCGCTTAGCGGAACTATTGAACTTGAAGATGGCGCTTCGTCCGGCTCCTCTTCCGAAGATAATATCGCTTTCTTGACAAAAAAAGCCGACTGACCGTAGCTCCAGCGTCCCTGTCTTTTACCAGCGCGGCAGATAATACAGGGAAAACCATTACCGCAACAACCAAGGAAAGCTCTGTCTCTGCTTCATCAACGGAAACATGGTGCAAAACCTCGGTTAGTGGGAAAGTGGTGACGGTCAAAGTCGACGAGAATAGCGGAGCAAAAAGAACTGCTACAGTCAGCGTATTCACCGCCAATGAGTTCAGTGCGGTGGAAGTTACCCAGGACGGTTCTTTGATTTAAAAATATGGCGGTGTGCGTTATTGCCGCCGCCTTCTCCTTTTTCACACATCACAATAACACAGCATGAACGATAAAACAATAAACCAACCTACCACAGCAGAGCAGAAAACGCTTGACGACGTGCTGGAGAACAGCATAGATTATATTACGATAAGAGGAAAAAAGTTCGGTATAAAATGGCTGCACCGTGGAACAATACGAAAGTTAACCCATGTCTTGCATTCCTGCAAAAGCGAGGATGAAGTTACTGCCAAATGTGCCTCTCTCATTATTCTGAATAATTGGTGGAAGATAAGACTTTTCCATTGGATATACTGGCGTATGCTATGGAAAAAATACACAGATGACGAATTGTACGGAATACTTTTTATAGGTAAAAAAAAAGTGGAATCTCAGAGACTGGAATACTTGAATGCTTTCACATTACTGACCGGAATGAGAGACACGATAATGACGATGACGAGAAAGGAAGCAGAACGTATCCTTCAAGAACTTCGGCAGGAGCAGCATTTGCAAACGGAGAAAAACATCCGGAACTGACACGACCGTTAATTCTTCTTTGGGGCATGGTTAATATCCCCAACTGGCATATGGACTGGGTATTGACATGCGCCCAATATGAACTTTTTATGTGTGACGCCCCGATTGTAGTGTATGACAAAGCAGACACAGAACAAAAAACGCACACAGCCAAAGAAATGGAAGATTTAAAAAGGAAGTGGGAAGAAAAGAGAAAAGAGCAGGAAATGAAAGGACAAAGAATTTCCCTCAATGATTTTATGGTAAACGGCATTAACGCTATCAAAAAGGCGCAAAACAATAATTAACATGGCAGACTTAGGTTCACTCAATTTCAGCGTTCACTTGAAAGACTGCACGGAGCAGGATTATGAACAGATAAAAAAGAAACTCGTTGAAAAGCAAGTCAAACTTAACACTAAATTGGGAGTTAAGGTAGACAGACAAATTATTAGAGAGTCGATAGATAATGCACTTAAAAGTAAGATATTCAAAGTCAATGTAGGGGTCAATAAAATTAACATTCCCTCCGAAGTTAAAGCAAAACTGAAAATAGACGATGCTTCTCTTAGAGATAGTATATCCAGTGCTGTAAATAAGAAAAAATACAAAATAAACATAGTCGTAGATAAGGCTAAAGTCAGTGATGCCGTCAAACAGGCATTACAAAAAGCTGGATATAAATATAACACAACAGCGAGCGATGTAAGACAGCAACGCATTCTTGATATTCAGGCAAAAATGGCAGAAAGGGCAGCGCTCGCCGAACAAAGACTCACCAATGCTCGGATGCAGGCTGCAAGAGCTTCCGGCACACACAATGCCGCCATGACAAAGGAAAACACGGCTCTATCTTCTCAATCACGGATAGCCGGGGAACTGAAAAATCAAATCGCCAATGTGTATTCCATATACACTTTAGAGCGTTTTGTAAGGGGATTATATACCATTGGCGGAGAGTTTCAGAAACAACGCATTGCCCTTACCTCCATTCTTGGAGACAGTATGAAGGCGGAAACCATATTCAACCGCATTAAGGATTTAGCGGTTATCTCTCCGTTTCAGTTTAAAGAACTGGCTTCATACGCCAAACAATTGTCCGCATACAGCATTCCGTATGAAGAGCTTTACGATACGACCAAACGACTTGCCGACATTTCCGCAGGTGTGGGTGTCGATATGGGACGTATCATATTGGCGTACGGGCAGGTGCGCAGTGCAGCTTTTCTCCGTGGGCAGGAATTGAGGCAGTTTACCGAGGCTGGTATTCCGTTGGTGGACGAGTTGGCGAAACGGTTTACTAAGCTTACGGGAGTGGTAACTTCCGCCGGAGACGTATTCGATAAAATCAGCCGGAAAGAGGTCAGCTTCGGCATGGTGAAAGATGTTCTTTGGGAGCTGACCGATGAAGGCGGCAAATTCTACAACATGCAGGAAGCTCTTGCAGAAAGCCTTGCTGGCAAATGGAGCAACTTGCAGGACGCATGGGATGTTATGATGGCTGACATTGCGGAAGGCAATAGCGGTGTACTTTCAGATAGTTTAGAGCTGCTTACTGATTTAATGAAACATTGGGAGGCTGTCGCAGATATACTTGGTATACTCGTAGGAGTTTATGGCTCTTATAAAACGGCTGTAATAGCCGTAAATGTTGTTGAAAAAGCTAACTTGAAAATAGAAGCTATTCAATCCATTATTAATAGGGCAAGAGCTATAAAAGGACTTACATCCGCAACAAAAGCTCAAACCGTAGCTCAATGGGCGCTAAATGCAGCAATGAAAGCAAATCCTTGGATGATAGCAATTACTGCTATTGGCACATTAGTAAGTTTATATATGGCTTTAGGAGATAAAACAAAAAGCCTTTCAGAAAAAACAAGGGAGTTAAATATTGAGTTTGAAAAAAATATAGAAAATATAAAAGAGCAAGAAAATAAAGCTAAAGGATATATTTCTCAAATATTTAACAAGACAACCGAAATTGACGCACAAAGAAGAGCATATATAAACCTTCAGAAAATATATCCATCCGTCTTTGAGAATATGAAATTTGAGCAATTTCTATTAGAGGGAGAATATCAAGCTATCCAAAAAGTAGTATCCGCTTCAAGGGAAAGAGAAAAAATAAAAAGTGCAGGAGTGGTTATCGAAGCTACCAATAATAGAAATGAAGCCAAAAAGCAACTTGAAGCGCTAAAAATGCAAAGGCAGCAAGTAGCAACTTTGCCCGGTGGGTCTGCTAAGTTAGGTGATATTGACAAAAGAATAAAGTCCCAAACGGAAGTTTTAGAACAAGCTCAACAAGCATTAAATGATGCTTTAAAAACATACGAAACATATACAGGCACAAAAGGAGGGCAGCAAGGGAAGGAACCTGCTTGGTTCAAGAAAGCGACCGAATTGTATGAAAAATTCGGTATAGAAAGGCTAAAGCCTGATGCAGAAGGCGGTCTGCAAAAATACATAGAAAATATAATCGGTGCTAATGAGGATGCGTCCTCTACTCTTAGCGAATGGACTAAAAAAGAGGGCGAATGGAATGAAGAAACTCGTAAAAGTATAGATAAAGCCAAGCTGTTAAAGAATGCTACAGATGAAATACTAAAAACATTCGGGCGTGTAACCAAAGAGACCCAAAACACGAAAGACCCTATTGCCGAACAATGGAAAGCCCGTACCGACCTCATAGACAAAGCCGTTTCCAGCTATGAGAAATGGAGAAAGATAGAAGGAGAAGAAGCCGCATCCCAAAGAGTGAAGGGCATTTCTGAATTTGCCCCTATCTTTGATAAGAACGGAATCAATTTGGACTTAAAAGACCCAAGCAGGGCTTACAAATACATCCAAGGGCAGTTAGACCGGAGCAAAGAGAAGCAAGAAGATTTATACATTTCTCTTGGTGTCAAGATTGACAAGGCGGGAATTGATAATGCGAAGAAGGAAGTTGATGATGCCTTAAAGGATATAGAGAAGTACGTTTCCCAAACCGGAGAAAAGTGGGATTTATATAAGAAGCTATTCAATGCTTCCGGCAACAAATCTCTTTCCATGAACATTGCTTTCGGCGGAGAGGTCTCATTCAAAAGTGCAGTAGATGATTTGCGCAACCAACTTTCCAAAGCGCTTGAAAATACGGGAAGTAAATTCTCCGTTACAGATGTCCTTGCCATGAAAGAGGATGATGTAAAGAAGCAGTTTGGGGAAGGAGTAATTCTGAAACTATACCAATCAATCAACGAGGAAAGTAAGAAAATGCGTTCAGAAAGTCTTGAAAACCTTTTAGGCATGATTGAGGATTATAAAGATTATGCCCAAAAGATAAAGGATATTGAGCGTAATCTTCAAAAGGACTTGGCAGATATTGAAAGCCAAAGAGGTCAATTAGGCGAAGAAGCGACCGACAGGCTTATAGCACAAAGGAAAAAGAAAGCGAGCGAAGATGCTGCATCAACCAAATTTGAACAATTCAAGAGTTCGGAAGACTGGGCTAAGACCTTTGACGACCTTGACAGACTTTCTTCTGCAACTCTTAGCAGGCTAATCAAGAACCTGGAAGAGTTTAAAAATACGACCGGGCAAAGTCTAAAAGTCAACGAGTTTAAAGAGCTTGTCAATGTATTAAAAAAGCTACGTGACGAAAGTGAAAGCAGAAACCCTTTCAAGACATTATCAGACGGAATAAAAGAGTATGCGGAAGCCACTGAAAAACTGAAAAAGGCTCAAAAAGAACTTGGGTTTATCCAGGATGGCGGTGAAGTTACTACTGGTGTTTCTGAAACGAGCCATACGGAAACCAAGAAAACGGATGGCGGCTTATCTTATCAGGCTAAAGTCGTCGATAAATTAACTCCAAAATTAAAAACGTTGGCAGATGCGGAAAAAGAAGTAACAGATGCGCAGGATGAACAAAATGAGGCTTCCGATAAAGTTCAAGTAGGCTTTGGAGATATTGTCGACATGGCTAATCTTCTTATCGGCACTTTGGGAGATTTAGGGTCAGCATTTGATGCCTTAGGGAATGATAGTATGGGAGACACTCTAAGCGCTGTACAAGAAGTTGCGGGTGGATTATTGAATACAGCTCAAAGCGGAGCTACCCTTTTCGCTGGTATATCTTCCGGCAATCCGATGGCTATCATGCAAGGGGCTACAGGTGTAGTCAGCGGTATTACCGGAATAATAGGAAGCATAGCCAAAGCCCATGACAAGAAGCTGGATAAAGCAATCCAACGTTCGCAACTGGAAGTGAAAAAGCTTTCCAACGACTATAAGAACCTTCAATCTGTCATAGAACGGCAATTGGGTGCTGTTACCCAAAGTCAATCCAAAGAGATGATTGCAAATCTTCAAAAGCAACAAGAAGAGGTGCAAAAGCAAATGAAGGCGGAACAAGGCAAGAAAGATTCGGATGCTTCTAAAATAGAGGACTACAAGCAGCAGTATATCGAGTTAGGCGAGCAAATCAAGTATTTCTATGAAGATTTGGCAAGCGAACAATTCGGTATAGACTTAAAGGGATGGTCAGACCAAATATCAGAAGCGTTAGTCAATGCGTTCGCCAACGGAGAAGATGCAGCAAAGGCTTTTGATGATACGGTGGCTGATATAATGCGCAATGTCATAAAGGAGATGATTTCTCTGAATGTCATAAAACCTGCCATGAATAAGCTAAGAGATTATCTGTTTGGAGATAAAGGTATATTTACAGACAGTTCCGCTGGGGGTACAAATCTGACGGAACAAGAGGCTACCGGACTAATGCAGCAACTTGGAAGCCTTCGAGGGACAATATCAGACTCAAAGAAAATATGGGATTATCTAAATGCTGCTGCAAAAAAAATGGGAATAAGCCTTGAAGAGACAAGCGCTTCAAACACTCTTTCCAAAGGGATACAAGAAAACATTACAGAAGAAACCGCCAATATTTTAGCTTCTTACATAAACGGTATTCGTGCAGATGTAAGTGTAAAACGCGCTTTGCTTGAAAAGTGGGGAAACGAGATTCTTCCGAAATATAATGTTATAGCCGAACAACAACTTACTCAATTGAGGGCGATAGCCAATAATACGTTAAGAAGTGCCCAAAATACCGAAGCAAACGTTGCTTTAGTACAAGAAGTTAGAGATATGCTAAGTATAGTAATAGACAGAAGTGGTAGAAAAATCAAAATATAATATGTTATGAACGAAAAGGATTTAAGCAAAACATTACTGAACCAAGCTATTACGTTTGGTTTATGCCAACCGTGGCAACACGCATGGGGGAATCCTACCCAACAAGGATTAATTGACAAGTATCTGCATGGGATTGATTTTGCCATTAAGCACAATTACCCTACCAACACTTTCATAAAAGAACACTTCGACAAAGACCTTCTCCACAAGAATAATATTTTTGTGGATGAAGATGTGCAGAAACGCAACATGTCACAAATTTCTGTTTTGAACGGAAATTGTAAAGGTACTCTCCTATTTGATGGCTTTTCCGTATGTGATATTTACGTGCGCCATGACAGCGAAGTAACCATTGACTGTTCACAGTATTGCAAGGTATTCATTAACGTGTACGACCGGGCAAAAGTAAATGTTATCCAAAAGGATATAGCATCGGTATATGTTTACATTCATGGAGAAGATTGTATTGTGGAAACCGATGGGGATGTCATGCAAAGAAAAAGCCAGGCTTAATGTCTGGCTTTATTGTTTTACCTAAATAATAGTCAATTTATAAGCTTGCAAGCCACTTCTTGCCTTTTCGAGTATTCAGCCAAAGAGCAAATAAAAGGGCTAAAGCCCCAGAACCTCCTAAAACGATTAATAGACCTTCCATAATTACCTCCTTATCACTTTATAACCAATATAAGCAAATACTATTGTTGAAAAAGCTCCAATCAAAAGCAAAAGCCAATATAACTCATTGTTTGAACTTGTGAAAAATGACACAGCCCCACCTGCTACCATTGCAGCAAATGATGTTTTTGCCAAATCATAAAAGAACTTTCCAAGCGTCTCTCGGCTTATTTTCTCTTTTTCCTTGCCCTCTTTCTTAACTTCTTGCCTTTCACTCCAATTACCCATTTGTATTATATTAATGCACAAATATAGAAAGGACGAACGAAAGAACAAACAAATAAACAAATAAATATCCGATAAATCAGCTTTTTAACAAATCCGATTAATTATAATTCATATGCCACAAAACAAGAAAAGCGGAGAAACTCCGCTTGACTTGATGATTGCTTTAAAATTGGCTTATCGTTTTTCAGCCTTAATATCCATGCTCTCCCCATCCATTGACATGGTAAGTTCGGCGTCATCACCCGATAAGGATTTCACTGTATATCTAATATATTCTTTGCCGCCCAAATAGATTCGGGGCTTTGTAAATTGATAAAACTTCTTTTTAGAACAATACAATATTAAAGGTCATCTTTTCCTATATACATTATAGATGTAGTTCGTAGCCCTACAGTAACCATTGCTAAATATTCCGCATCCTCATACTTTAAAGCATCCATATATAACATTTGACCCCCTTGCTCTGAGAAGAAAACATACCGGTCTGCAAGGTGTTTTCCCAACTCTGAAGCAAATGAAGATTTCAATGTTACAGCTCCTAAATATGCTTTATTATTATCATAAGCTATTTGAATTTTATCCTCTATTCCCAATCCTTTATAAACTGATGTCCCTTGTTGATTTGTAGACAATGGTTTGCCAAAAACTTTTTCTATATTTTCCCTACTCATGCCAAGAAAATCCTTTAAATCTAAATATAAAGTATGCAAAGGTTCTACTGTTACAGATAGTTTAAAAGATGTACCATTAGAATTTGCCATTGTTTCAAATTCTCCAACATGTTCTCCTTTAATTTTATTTCCATCTAATAAAGAGAAAATAAAATCATTAGAATTTTGGAGTTGTACATTTGGACAATCTAAAGTATATATCTCCCCCGTTTTAATAACAACAGATTGGTCCTGTAACTTTTCATCATCATCCGAACACGCACTAAAAACAAGCATTGGCAGCATTGCCAGTAAAAATAAAATCTTTTTCATTTTCTTATCAAATTAATTATTATCTTTAGGGACATTGAATATATTAAAATGAATAACCTACCGCTATTGACAATTGCGAATAATCAGCGTTTTCGATAAGCGCCCAATCCCTCTTTTGATATTTATACCCAAGTTCTACAAAAATATTTCCACTCATAACCGGAAAATCAACACCAAACGCAGGCTTAATCATAAAGCCTAAATCATTTTTATCTGCATAGTCTGAGCAAGGGATAAAAAATGTGTATCCTAAATCAAGAGACATATATGGAGATATACCTTCCCGGATAAAGTTAAACTTTCCATTCACAAATAATGGAACGTATAATGCGGTCTCTTTATAATCCTTATAATACTTATCCATAGTCGAGTTTAATCCAGCTTTCTCATACAAATGTTTACACCAAGATACACCCGTACCTACTCCCAACCTAAAGCTTTCATTAAACCTATATCCAGCAAGAAATTCTGCACCAAAAGACTGGTTTTTGTCATCATCAATACCTAAATCATATACAACCTTGATTTGCGGTTCAAACTTACTTTGTGCAAAGCACATAGCAGTTGTTAAAACGGCAACTAATATAAATAAAATCTTTTTCATTGTTATATATTATTTTTGTTCCATCTCAATTTCAATATATGTGTTATCCCATTTACATGCTTTTTGGGTTCCTAAATCAATTCCCCATGCAATCACATTCAAAAGATTTATACAAGAAATAGGATTAAATCTTGCTTCCAGTAAAAACGGCGTTGATTTATAACCCTCTTTTTTAGCAATTAATTCTTTCGAGGATAACTTTTTTCTTATTCGCGCGGTTGCTTCACCGCTTTCGTCAATTGTTGCAATTTTTCTGCCATTATCATAAATTTTAGTGCCCTCCATCCCTGAAAACGTAATTGTTTGCTTTGCAGGTGTAAAAATTGAAGCACAAGAACTCATAGAAAAAACAACAATTAGACTCAATAAAACTTTTTTCATAATAGCATTGAATATGTTAATTAATGTGCGGCAAAGTTAACAACTTTGTATTGGAGAGCAATATATTATATACAGTTTTTTCACCTTTTTTGTTATATGTTATAAAGCATATTTGGATATTACTACGCTCCCCCTTTTGGATATATGGTTTATTTTCTATATATTCGCACAATAACTTATAAAATAAACGAAATTAATTGATTTTATGATTATAAGTTTGCTATTTCAAAGATAAGGGCTATCTTTGCGGTGCTACAAGATGGTAGTTGTATCTACTCCGTTGGGCAAGCGGTTAATTTGCTCATATTATATATGGGTATTTTTTATGCCCATACTTTAGGATATTGGCGGTTGTCTATACGTAAGATAATGTCGCTCTTCGGAGTACACGACCATCTTGTAGCAGCGTATATGGCGACCGCTTTTTGTTTGCCTATAATCATCTTTAAATGCTACAAGATGGATGATTTAGTATTTCAAAACAGTAACGGCAACGATGTTACCACTTCTTTAATCGTTGCACAGGTATTCGGAAAGGAACACAAGAATGTATTGAGAGATATTGAAAGCCTCTCATGTTCAGAAGATTTTAATCGGCTCAATTTTGAGCGCATCACTTACAAGGATGCAAGAAATCGGGAACAAACCGCTTATGAAATGACTAAAGACGGTTTCAGTTTCCTTGTCATGGGCTACACAGGTGCAAAAGCTGGCGAGTTCAAAGAAAGGTTCATCAATGAGTTCAATAAACGGGAAGCATTGCTCAAAAATGACGATTACATCCTTATGCGCTCCCAGCAAATTTTGCAGAAAAGGGTTGAGAACCTACAAGCCGAAAACAAGCGTCTTGAACAGCAGAACGCATTACAAGAAGAACAACTACGCCAAGCAGCCCCGAAAGTGCAGTACGTGGATAACGTCCTGCAATCCGTCAACACTTATACGTCCACGCAGATTGCAAAAGAGGTTGGGATGGATGCCGCCAAGTTCCACAAGGCACTCAAAGAGCGAAAGGTGATGTTCTACCAATCGGGCACGTGGATGCTGACAGTTAAGTATCAGGGTAAGGGTTACACCAAAATGCGAACGCATCAGTTTACGAGAAATGACGGAAGCATCGGTACAAGCTTGTACACGGTTTTCACGGAGAAAGGGCGTGCAATGGTGCATAGTATCTTTGCTAAATAATAATTAATCAATATTATATTAACAACTACTTGTGTTATCCGCATTTATGCGGACGGATATAACTATACCCAAAAACATATTGCCACGTAAACAAGCATAGATGCACGTTGAGGTTCGACCAGCGAAATCACGTTATGATACCCCGTCAGCAATACGGCTGGCGGGCAGATGGCAGAAAAACGACTAAAACAAATATTCATCATGGAAGAAAAGATATATAACTTGCAGAAAGAGAACAAGCTCCTCAAACTTCAATTATTGCACTTATCCGAAGATATTGAACTGATGTACGAAAGGATGGAAAAACTTGAAAGGAAGCTCAAAGAGAAGCGGGTAAAGAACCCCTACATGAAAATCGTGTCACCCGAAAGGTAGTATTCATTGCAAATATAATGTAAGCCGGATAACTATATCAATTTTCTAACCTTTTACTTGATTATTTAGAAAATACACCATATATTTGCAGTATTGATATAACAAGCCAAAGAGCTGATTAACGGGCATGCCGTTGATTGGCTCTTTTTGTTTTTACAACACAAACTCAAAATAACACATGGCAAAGCCTTACAGTATCTATTTTCAGAAAAGTAAGCTGGGGAGTCCTGTTATTGACACCAAATCCCAATGGGGGATTGTGTGCAAGGACTTCCCTTTTACTGTATATGGAGATATTAAGGATTTGCCCAAAAGGGACTGGATAGACAAAGACGGAGAAGACACCTTTTTCCCCGAAGAACTCTACGTGCAAGCCTATGATATAGAAGTAGAGTTTGCCTATAAAGGTGATATGGGAACAGCCAATGAAAAGATTGTCGCCTTCCTGGACTATCTGATAGGAAAAGACGGTTACGGAACAGAGTTAAAGGTTTATGACACCTATACCCAAATAGGCAGGCAGGGGGTTTATTTTAAATCTATAAAACCCGACCTTTTTGTCCGCAAGACGGATGAGGGAGATGTCGTAACTTTCAACACTGCATTTCGGGTAACCGACCCTAAAACACAAATTATTCTTACGGCATAATGGGACGGTTTATAATATACAGCAAAGACGGGCAGACGCAACGATGTGTCGCTAACAAGTTAGAGTATAACGGGGAGTTCATGGGAGCTTGTTCCGTTAACATTACCGTTACGTCCCCCACTCCGATTGATTTTACAGTCGGGGACTATCTGATATATCGCGGAGAAAGATTTGAAATAAACTACGACCCTACTGAATTGAAGCAAGCCTCCAAAAATACATACGGAGAGGCTTTCAAATATGAGAACGTAGTTTTCAACTCTCTTGCAGATGAACTGACAAGATGCGAATTCCTGGACTATGTAAAAGAGGATAACTTAATTCACTACTCTTCCCTACCTACATTCAGTTTTTACGCTGAAAGCATAAATGCTCTCGCAGAAAGAATACAGGTGAACCTTGACCGTATCTATAAAGGAGAGCAAAAATGGACGGTTACAGTACATCCCGAATATGTTAATGAGGCTAACAAATCCATATCAATAAGCAGTATAAACGTTTGGGACGCACTCGCTTTAGTAAATAGCGAGTTTAAGGCAAACTTTATCATAAGGGGGCGAACGATAACAATAGGCACTGCCGGAATTGCAGTAGGAAACATGTTCGGCTATGGAAAGGGCAAGGGGTTGTACTCCATACAAAAAACCGCGGATTCGTCACAGAAGATAATTACCCGCCTAAGAGCATATGGTGGTACCAAAAACTTACCGTACAACTATTATACAACATATGGAAGTCCTATTGTCGAAGCTCCCATCGAGGATGTATCTTACGGATATGACCCTAATACACATTTGATAGACGGTGCTGTTGTGACTCTTCCTTTTTACATGAAATTCCTATCCGACACAGCATTGTATGATGTGACAATCAATGGGAGTCCCTATAAAATGAGAAGAGGCAGCTTTCTTGGGAAATGCTACGTTTTGTTGAATAGCGAAACCGACAAGGACAACGTCCGCATAGGCGCAAAGATGCGGATAGAAAAAGGTATTGAGACGGACAATGTTCCAAGAAAGTACAAAAGACCTTCTGGAGCATTAGTACCCAATAATATGGCTGTTAAAAACTTGATGCTTCCTGATTTTCCGGAAAAGACACTTGACCCATACCTTGATAGTAAAAACATAGATATTATCGGAGTTCGGGAAGGTTCGGTTTTCTTTGACGGGAGCGATACTTCTTTACCGGAAATATATCCGTCTATGGAAGGAATGACAGCACAGCAGTTGAAAGACGCGGGAATAATCGTAAATGCTACTGGAGCGTTGGATGAAATCGCTTCCGATTCAGTGAATAAGGATAATACGCCAATCGCGGATGATGGTTACTTTGAAGAAGGGGAAACCATCCCACCGTTCAAAATATATCTCAAAGACATTGGATTTGACATAAACGATTATCTAACAGGGGAAACCGCCACCATATCCATGAAAAGCGGAATGTGTGGCGGGCGTGAATTTGAAATACTTGGAGATGCAGACAAGCCCGTAAAACAAGGTGACATGTGGGTCTTGACATGCAACAGAGTCTATGATGAAGGTTTGAATCTTTATTTCCCATATAAGGATTTTACTATCAAGGCCGGAGATAAATTTGTGCTTTTGGGCATTGATATGCCGGATGTGTATATAAAAGCCGCTTCCCAAAGATTGCTAACAGCTTCCAAAGAATATCTTGCAAAAAATGATTATGTAAGATATACTTACGAGCCTAAAGTAGACGAAATATTTATGGCGCGTCACCCGGAACTGCATGACAGTATAAAGGAAGGTGATTTAATGTTATTCGAGGATGAAGACTTAAACATCAACGGGAGCATTATTATTGACAGCCTTACAATAAAGGAAGGAGACGCTCTCATCCCAACGTATGATATTACCCTTCGCAATGACAAAGCGGTAGGAACTTTAGAAAAGATACAGAATCAGATAGACTCAATTGTAGGCGGGCAAGGCGGTGGAGGATTAACTACCCAACAAGTGGAATCAATCATTAAAGCCTTTGGAGAAAAGCTGTTTTTGAATAAAACCAAACCTGACCAAACCAGCTATTTAATAAAGTTCTTAGGCGGATTGTTTTCAGACTACATTCAGTCCATGAACTTTTCTTCCGGTGCTCTCGGTGAAGGCTTTGTTATTAAAGTAGACAGCAAGACGGGTAAATCCTACATTGAAGTGGACGAACTCTTTGTGCGTATTAAGGCGATGTTCTCCGAACTGGAGATAAAGAAACTCTCTTATGCAGGCGGGAACTACATGTTCACCGCTGCCGGAATGAAATGCGGAAAGGTGGAAGAACACGAGGATTTTTGGCGGTGCTATCTGCTGGTTGATGATGGGGAGACGGCTATCGAGAACCCGTTCAAGGAAGGCGACCAGGTACGTTTTCAAGACTTCAATATCAAGCCGGGTGTCTACGAGAATGTATCCAACCGTTACTATTGGCGCCTATGCGTAGGTGTTGGCGAGGACTACATAGACCTTAGCAAGACGGACTGTGATGCAAACAGCGACATACCACAGGAAGGCGATAGCCTTATACAGCTCGGAAACAGAACAGACAAGAAGCGTCAGAACGCAATCACCTTGTCCGTGTATGGCGATGATGCACCGAGTATCCACCAGTATGCCGGGATAGATTCCTATTCTTTAGCAGGCAAGGAAGTGACGGTTATCAGTCCGCAAGGCAACAAGTTCATGGGAGACTTTATCTTGAAAACGGGAATAAACATTATGACCCAGTTCAAGATATTGGAAGACTTGATTTACTCTGAAATCTCCAAAGTGCTTGACGAGGTGCAGGCAAAGGATAATTATCTGTATAACGCATCATTTGCAAGCAATACGAACGGTTGGGAGACAAAGAACGATGTTCGTTTCTTTACTGTAAACGGAAAGTTCTTATTGGTTAACGACAAGTTCTATTCCCGCAAGGATGCCATGGCTGCCGTTATCAGAGACGGGGATAGAAACGTGCTTCGTATTCTTTCTTCCGGAATTAAACAGTCAAATGCTGATTTAGCCAATAAACCGACCTATGAGGAAGGGGAAGAACCGAAGAAGTTCTTTATCTCTTTCCGGTACAGGGTAGCTACAGCCGGAACGCTGACAATAGGATTTCCCGGTCAGAACCTGCATTTCACCGAACGTCTTGAACCAGGTGAGGAATACGCAATGAAGGAGTATTCCGGCGCATGGGACGGAACGGGTGACTTCGAGTTGAAGTTTACGGGGGATATATATGTACATTCGCTGGCTCTTGCCGAAAACGCATTCGAGGATTTATATACAAAATTGAGTTCTGAAATAAAGCAGACAGCAGAAAGTATCAGGCTGGAAGTGAAAGAACTATCGGAAAGCAACAATCAAAGGTTCTCACAGATTGAGCAGACGGCAGAAAATCTCAAATTGTCTGTTACAAAAATAGAGGAAAATGTAACGCAGTTGGGACTGGATATCAATGGAGTTACCGATGAACTTAAATTATATGTCAAAAAGGACGGATTAGGTTCAGAAATCAATGTGGCACTTGATAACATTTCCGTGGTTTCCAAAAACATATACTTTACCGGAGATATATCCGCCAACGGGAATGTGTCTATTCAGGCAGACGGGACAATAAAGGCTATTGGTGGATATTTTGAAGGAGAGATAAATGCAAACAGCGGGGTGTTTAAAAATGTAAGAACTCCTAACAACTCTTTGGTGATAGACGAAAATGGGAATGTTAGCATTGTTGGCAAAATGTCAACTGCTTCGTCAGGTACAAAAATAGAAATAGACCCAAATACTAATTCTATTCGGATGTATAATCAAAACGGTAAGGAAGTGGGAAGTATTAATTTTATGGTTGAAGAATGGGGAGGTTCTAATAATTACTATCCCAAAATTAGGTTACATACATATCATGGAGACGAAGAAATTTCTGACGTAAGTTTATCGGGTGGAAACATGTCAATATCGGTAAATATGGGAGGACATAATTATTTCTGCAATTTAGAACCTAGAGCGGGCCTTTTCTTCTATAAAGACAATATTAGGACCAAATCGTATCCAGCAAATTAATAAACGCAAAAGTTATGAAAAAGATAAATTTTAAACAATTACTGATTGCTACGGACATTACCCGTAAGCATTGTGAAAATATAGATTGTAGAGAGAATTTTGCGAATGTATTATACCGGAACGGTAACGGTATCGCATCGCATGCACTCGCTTTGAAGATATACAATTCCAATGAAGAGACAGAATATACTGATGAAGAAGTGTCCTTGATACAAGAGCATGCAAATACTTTTTGCAAACCCTTCTTTATTGACGCGCTCAATCGTGCTATCAACAATCAACCGGAAGAAGCAACCGATAAACAGGAATAATTATGGCTTGGACAGAACAGGATTATCAGGAAATAGTTGCCCGCCTTATGGCTAGCTCCATAGGGGTTAATGAAGTACCGAATGCGGACAAAGCGGATGATGTAACGTCATTGCCTGCATTTAAACCTTCTGGAAGCAACAGTGAAGCTTCTGTGGTCAATTACCCTTTAGAATTTTTGAAAGGAGAACAAGGCGAGCCAGGTATACAAGGAGAACCTGGGAAGTCATTTAAGGTAGCCGGCGAATACGCCACCCTTGAAGCCTTGAAATCTGCTGTTCCCGATGGTTCGGCAGTTGACGGGTTCATGGCTGTAGGTACGGAAGCCCCTTATGATTACTACGCGTGGGTGAACGGTGAATGGGTAAGCCAGGGGAAGATTGGCGGCATGGACGAAGCGCCAACTGATGGAAAGGCATACGGTCGTAAGAATGGGGATTGGGCGGAAGTTCCCGAGCATTTAAATCTTACATCAGAGAATTTAAACGATATAAATGGAGCAGGGTTTGCTACGCAGAGAGGCATTGCTGGTTACACATCACCTGAAAATAATTATCCTATTAATGAGAATGGAGCATTGATTTTCGCAAACACCAATTATGGTCATTCTAATCAAATCTATGGCTCTTATCTAACTAATAGATGGTTTGCAAGAGGTGGTGGTAATCAACAGGGCGTTAGGACTAATTGGAAAGAGTTTGCATTTACGGACGACGTCCTCACCAAGACCAACACTTCATCATTCACCCCTACGGGCGATTACCAGCCTGCAACGAAGAAGTATGTGGATAATATCAATTATGGTAAGGTTATTAACGTTTCTGTGGGCACTTATCTTGTTACCAATAAAAACGAAAAAGACAGGGAAGCAATAGACCTTATAAATACCATTTTTGGTTCGGTTGATAATCTGAAAGAAATAATCCAGGATATTATAGCGAACCACACCAAGTATTATTTTCACAGTTATAATAGCAAAGATAATTGTATTGAACTTAGTAACATTTACTCTTTTCACAACCCTGAAACTGAAGAATATAACTTGCAATGCAATATCAGTTATTATACTAATAACGGTCCTGTTTCCAAGCGTATGGGATTTAAACTAATGCCCAATGATGAAGACTGCGCTGCCTCTATAGAAGATATACTCACTTCCGATAATCTGGCTTTTATCACCCAAATGACATCTTCTGAATATGAATCGCTTCCTGATAAAAAAGCCAATACAATATACGTTATAATAAATTAAAGATGGCAGGAGTATTTAACGACAGTAAGAAAATAGAAGATGTCTTTGTACAGGATATACCTGTTGCTAAAATTTCTCTTCAAAATAAAGTAGTTTATGCTGGCTATCCTTATCCTTGTGTTGGTGAGAATAATTTAACCCCCATTACTCTTCAGCAATACATTGAGTTGCCTTATTTGGGAGACCCGCAAAATTTTCAAGTAGCCCTATATTTTTCAAAATATATAGAAAGTTTTGAATATAGAATTGCATTAGCTGGAATAGATAGCGGTTTTAAAGTTTGTCCTCTTAATGAGCAAGTAATTCCTAATGTTTACGGTTCTGTCACAAATTACGGTAATTATGCTGTTCTATTAGGTATGTGTGCTCCTCGTTATATTGCCAACGAAACGAGCGCTCCAACGATGCTTACTGAATTTAAAATTGATGGTAAATTATACAGCTATAATTATATAAGAAAGTAATTATAAGAATTGAATTTAACTTATTTGATTATGAGAGTAAAAGTATTTTATGAAAACTGGTTTGCCAAACTTATCCTATTTGGCGACTACACAACAATTATGTTCTTCGGCTTTATCCTTACGAAGCTGAAAGAACTGTCCGAAACGACTATCCGCCATGAACGGACACATCAGAAACAGTTCTTCGAGTGTATGGAGATAGCGGCTATCCCGTCCGTATTGCTGGCATTCCATGTCAGTGCGTGGTGGTTGCTCCTTATCCCGCTATTCTACTACATTCTTTATTTGGCAGAATGGTTTGTGAGCTTCGTGTATCACTTGTTCACAGACAACAAGATTGGGGACGGAGAGGTCAATAAAAACGCTTACCGTGCGAGCGCATTTGAAATGGAAGCCAAACTCAACCAGGATAATCCGAACTATCTGAAAGAACGTAAATGGGGTGCGTGGTTCCGCTATTACGGTAAGATATGAAAATCCCGTCCTACTCTCACGAGCAAAACGGAATGACAGTAGTTCGCTTATTTGATAAGAGACACAAAGATAGGAATAATTGACAAATAACGATAAGATGAAGAATAACATTATTACCCAAAGCATACCGGGTGGTTTCTCGGTAATAGCAAGCAGTTTTATTGCACAGTCATTGGAACACATGATACCGTGGCTGATAGTAACATTTTCAGTCGTTGTATGCGATTTGATGTTCGGGATAAGGAAATGCCTGCTATTGGGTGAAGAATTTCGGTTTTCAAGTGCTGTGCGCCGTACTATGGGTAAAATGGTGACATACTTTGCCTTTGTTTGTATGGTGGTGATGATAAATATTGCTTCCGGCAATAAATGGAATATTGATGTGTATTCATGCTTGTTTGTCTGCTTCATAGAGTTCTGCTCTATCATAAGCAATATCTTGAAGCCAAAGGGATATAATTTTAACTTGCTGAAAGCGTTGGGATTGTTCGGAAAGAAAGTGCTCGATGTCGAGAAAGAAGATATGAGTGAAATAATAACTAAAGATAAGGAGTAACAAAATGAAAAAGAAACTGATTATCGCAGCGATTGTTATCGCTATCATCGTGGGAGTTATGCTGTACATGCACTACACACCGTTTTGGGTGAACCTGACTACTGTTGTATCATTCGGTGTCGGTGTTGTTGCCGGATGGGTGGCTCGTTTAGTTTATGACAAATATTTCAAGGAGGACGCGCAGAATGAAAGTATTGATTGACAACGGACACGGAAGTAACACTCCGGGCAAGTGTTCACCGGACGGAAGATTGAAAGAGTATGCGTATGCCCGTGAGATTGCCATACGTTTGGAAGCCGAATTGCGCAAACAAGGTGTTGACGCAGAACGTATCGTCAAAGAGGAAATAGACGTTCCCTTATCGGAGCGTTGCCGTAGGGCGAACGAATACAAGGCAAGTGACACAATCCTCGTATCTATCCACTGTAATGCAGCGGGAAGCGGCTCTGAATGGATGCAGGCACGTGGTTGGGAAGCGTGGACTTCGACAGGTCAGACGAAAGCCGATAAATTAGCTGATAGCTTATATGTGGCAGCCGAACGACTTTTGCCGGGTATGAAGATACGCAAGGATATGACGGATGGCGACCCTGATAAGGAAAGCGGGTTCTACATCTTGAAGCACACGAAGTGCCCGGCAGTCCTTACAGAGAACCTATTCCAAGACAATAAGGAAGATGTTGGCTTCTTATTATCGGAAGAGGGGAAGCGGGCAATAGTGGACTTGCATGTGCAGGGAATTGTGAACTATTTGAATAACTCTAAAAAGTAAACATCATGGCAGCAGAAGTTTTATCATTTCAACAAGAAGAAGGCAAAACAGCGTATTACGCAACGTTTGTCAGTGACGGCAATCCCGTTACCATACAGATAAAGAACAAGGGCGGATATGTGACCGCTTTCGCAGGAATTGATGATTTGGAACCCGTTCCGCTTTATCCCAACGCATCCCAATATAACGGTGCGTCCAATACGATTTTCCGTATCGCAGGGATAGCGAATGGCATAAACGTCACAATCAAGAGCGCTACCGAAGTATTGGAAGCCAAAATGATTAAAGAGGGATAGCCTATGAACCCAATCACTATCCCCAACATCAGCATCCCGACAATCGGCATTCCTACTATCGGTATACTTACTATAGGGTATTCATATATCAAGGATAATAAACCGGGACCAAACCCATCCCCTGATGGAAGGTATTTATTATTATCGGATGGCACTCCGTTATTGTTGGCTAACGAAGAGCCGATATTACTTGCAAATAACAAAAAATAAAAAGATATGGCAGAAGGATTACAAATAGGACAACTCCCTCAAAAGGAGAACTTAACAGGAAACGAGCTGATACCTTTTCAGCAAGGAAGTAGCAACGGTTCAATGAGTACCGCGGCATTGAAGAAATACATCGGCACTGGTGGTGGCACTGGTGGCAGCACTGACTATATGAACTATATCACCGAGTATAATGTTTCCGTCCAGCATCCTACTTCGGGAATTGACGGGAGTAACAAGTACAGTCTGGAAGGTGCCATTGCCCAAGTTCCGCAGGAACTTAGAAATATCGGGCTGAAGGTATCGTTCATAAATTCGGACGGAAAAGTAGAAACGTGGGAGTTCCAGGGAGGAACGTTTACGAATATCGGAAGCTGGATACAACAAGTACGTAGAACAGACCTTTCCGATATACGCAATAATATAGTTGAAATCCAACATAGCATATATTCCGGCATAGTTGAATCCGGAAGATGTGGAGGTTTTGACATCGCATCAAAATCAATATTAGAGGGGGAAAACAGATTTTACAAAAAAATATCATTGCTTGATTCAAAGAAGCTCACAGTGGATTTATCAAACAACTCATACAAGGTTATTGTTTTCCAAAAAGACAATGATTTTGCTTTTTATGTGTCATGTGAAGATAATGTGACTTTAAATTTGGAGCCGATCATGCAACTTACAGGTGCAAATATTGCATATATTATTTCGCAAAATGAGCTATCGGATGATAAAATAATTTTGGACGGCAAGATTGTGAAACATTCTGTAAATGAAATATTAAGTGGAAACTTATGGAATGAAGAATATGTTATAGGAAAAGGAGAACCTATATCAGGTAATAAAATCTTGGGACTCCAAATGATTTCATTTTATGGGGATATAGCATTGATTTCAGTAAACAGAAACTCGACTATTTACCACAAACACTACCTGGTGTGGAAACTCTATAATGATAAAGGTGATTTTGTCACAAGCGGTGAGGGATATAGTAGTACGAACATAGAAACCGGAGATTCCGACTTCATGCTTGTGGCAAGACCGGTAGGGGCTTTGTATGGGGAACCAATCATATCGTATGATGCGAACTTGACAAAAAGCCCCACAATTGTTCCGTACTATGTTACTGATATATTGACGCAACTCCTTACTCCAAGTATTTACAAGGCATTGTCAAACACTGCCCTAATAGACGAATTGAAAAAATATGTATATGATAAATATGTTGATAAATCGGTCTTTTTTGTGGGAGACAGCTATGCAGCTGGAGTAAAAGCCTTGGAATTTAACGGTTATCCAAATGATTTTGCATATCGGCATCCGCTTGCTGACGCACAGTTCGGAGGTTCTTATGTATGGAGTGGCAGAACTATTTCCACTTTCACATCGGACAATATTCTGAAATCTGTGTTGAATATATGTACAGATTTCGGGTATCAGAGAATACCGGAAACCGTGAATTTTGAAGATGTTTCAGATTTGATATATTCCGTCAAATCAATATTGTTTGAAGACGTTACGGAAATGGATAGGGTCATATACAACTCCAAAGGTGGTTCTGTTATCATATATTCTGTTAACAAGGATAACTACAATAAAACTCAGTTGGTACGTTTTAATACACAGCCAAATGTCATTGAATATACATTTAGGCATAAAATATCTGCTCTTGAAGGAGAGTGTATCGGTATAGAGTTTACAATCGGATTAGCATACAAGAGTAACACTTCTGCCAGCTTTAAAACGATGGATGGCAACGTCATTCAGGGGGAGGCCAAAGTGCAGGTATGCTTGAACAGATGCCATTACCTGATTATGGAAGGTGGTCTGAATGACATGTACCAAAGAGGGGATAATCCGGGAACCCATGTACCATTTGGCGAATTATTATCTTCAGACGATTATACAACAGACAAATTCGATGACAAGACTTTCTGTGGCGCACTTGAGCACATGGTCAGAGAGGCTGTTTTTAAGCTCCCGGCAACGAAACTGGGTTTTCTGATTATGCCGCAACCTGGTGATTCCTTATGGAATGACCGATATGCAAAAGCCATTCGTGATGTATGCGACAAGTATGGAGTTCCGTATCTTAATTTAGGTAACTTGAAAAGAATGAATATTGTTTCTGGAAAATCAGAAGCCTCAAGATTGTTCTGGTGCACGAATACGAATGGAACGTTCAATTACCATCCATCTGCAATAGGGTATAATACCATGATGAATGATGCAATCATGAAATTTATAGATTCTTTATAAGGAGAAGCGCTGACTCATCCCGGACTGTGAAGTGCCGGGATGAATTTAATATCATAAATATAAAATTAATTATGAGAAATAACATCTTAGGTGCGGTGGTCTATCTATCCACCGCCATAGTATTCGGTGGCAGTACTGCACTGCTGATGCTCTTTATCAAGGAGAACAGCGACCGTTGCCACTACTATAACGGCAAGTGGAACAAAATAGACTTGCTGTGTGGAGCTGTCGCAATATGTGCAGGTATGGTTGTAAATCATTATTTGTTGAGGTTATGAAAAAACTACCCTGGTTATTAGTTCTATTACTGGCAATCGCTTGTGTGGCGGCGCAGTTCCGCCCGCTCGAGCCTTTGCCGGCAGAAATCCGTACCGAAACAAAGATACAGACGGTTATCAAACTTGATACGGTTCTTATCTCCGCACCGATAGCGGTCTTTTGGCAGATATTGCCGAATGACACAGTACGTATAGGTGATACCTTGCTTCACCGCAAACGGGTTGTGTATGAAGATAGTCTGTATCGTGCGGTGGTGAGTGGATATGTAGACCCGCGACTGGATAGTATGCAGGTCTTTCCTAAGACGGTTTATCAGACGGTAACGAATGACATCTATCATCCGGTTCCCATCAAACCGAAGAAGAAGCGTTGGGGATTAGGGTTGCAGGCTGGATATGGGTATCCGGGCGGCATGTACGTAGGCGCAGGAATAAGTTATAATCTATTTGTATGGTAAGAAAGAAATTAACGATGTAGAAGTTGGCTTGTAGCTGACACTCTTTCGGGGGCTTAGAGTAAAAAGAAGCCCCATTTCCCTTCACTGTCTGCAAACTTCAAGGGAATAACAACACGGCAGTATTGTTTTGGGGCTTTGTCCTTATAAACAAGACTTCTGTGTTTTTGTTTTCAGAACTTTTATGTTTTAAAGCAGAAATATGAAAATGAAGGAATTATATCAGACGGTAATGTCGGCGGTTTGCCGCCATACAGAAATAAGGGAGGTTGATATTTTAGGAAGCAACCGCGAAGAGTGTGTAGATGCCCGTTACATCTTAATCCATATTCTTGCTCTCTTTTTGACGGATGAAGAAATAGCCGGGCAGACTAAATTACCACGCCAATCAGTTAATCGGATACGGAATAGATTTGCAGCTAAAACGAACAAATGGAGTATCCGTAACAACCTGCACGAAATTAGTTCAGAACTAGCTCACAATCCGCTCACGTCTTCTATAATAGCACATTGATTATTCCGTTCTTTGTCATGCAGCCTTATCGGGTTGCCTTGAAACAGTTTAAATATTAAAGTTATGAGAATTAAAGGAATGAGCGGTGAGGAATATAATGTCACCGGACAAGGACAAGGTAATTACAACACGGTTGGGGCTTCTGCCGGCATTGCATCTTTTTTGGGGCTGAATGCAGGGAACATTCTTGGCGGTTGCGGTAATGTGAGAAATGGCGGTTGTGCAGGCCCGATAGAGGTTATCACTTCCGAAGACAAACCGGTAAGCCGATATGAGGCGGGAATGATGGATAAACTTGCTGCTAAGGATTCTGAAATATCCTTGTTGAAAGCCAACACCTACACAGACCAAAAGCTCGCGGATGTTTATGACCGCCTGCTGACAATTGTCAACAAGAACAAAGAAGACCAGAACGCAATCAATATGCAGCAGGCTGTATATAATGGCACCAATACCGCCACCTTAAGTTGCATGAAACAGCAGATTGCGGAATTGGCAGCCTTAAGCGAGCTTGTCGTTCCTCAACGTAAGGTTTGTGATACTGGATGTTGCGGTTGTAACAACTAACGCACAAGCTTATGTTTTCAAACGCTCAAAAATTGGCGGCTGTGCTCAATAAGTGGGCACAGCCTGCTATACAGGGATTACTTGGAGGACGGTTAGGGCAATTGCCGTTTATTGAAAATATAGATGCGAAAGTGCGTTCCACCGGTTGGGTCAGCCCAATGTGGAGCATTTCCAAAGAGATAGCTCCCGTACTGAACGGATTGTCCTCATCATTGATTGAACCTATGCTTGCAGGGTATCTGCAAGGAGTTCCGGATAACGCCATACCGGAACTGGCACATAAAGTCGTGGATGATGCTATAAAGAATGGGGGACTTTCGTTGTTTGAGGGAAAAATCGAGTTTGAGAAAGAAGATTTGGAAGAATTAAAATCGCTTCTTCGGTATAATCTGCCTATCCAGGACGTTCCTAATTCCTATGAAGTATTAACAGAAGAACCTATTTCGCAAGGTGAAGATGCGGAAGATAAATAATACAAAAAGACAATATCATGATTCAATTAACTCCAATTGCAATCGCTGCTACCAGCCAACAATACTTGGTTAATGTAGTGGAAAATCTGTGCCAGGCATATTGTGTCAATGCCGGAGCGCAACCCACCGGCTTGGTGAATTTTACAGTAGCCGACCAGTATACAGTAGGGACACAAACGATAGTAACCGTTAACGCGGCTTCCCTTGTTACTTATACTCCCAAAGGAAGTTGCCGTAGTGTTACCAAACAGTTCTTGGAACAGTTTGAGGTAGCATTTATCGGTACAGCCGGGGAAATCCCCTCAATCTCCATTACGCCACTTGTCACAAGGATTACGCCGGAAAATATAAAGTGCTGTAACCGTACGTTTGGAGTAAGTCTTGCAACTCCGGTCACTATTTCCGCCACCTTTCCGGCTTGATTATCCGAACGCGCCAAAGAAAAAGGGGCGAAAAGATGTTCCGGTAAAAGGGGGAATAAAGAAGTATAAACCAGGGAGGACGAAAGCCCTCCCTTAAAAATATTATTATGAAGACAAAAGATGAAATGATAGAGCGCTATAATCTCCTTTATGAAAAGATGTCCGACAGCAAGAATCCCAAAAACATGAAGATTTTTGGCGAGGCCGAAAAATATATGTTCCGTGAGATAGCGGTGGCGCATCCGGATATGGCCGAGACGTGGCTTTCCCATCTGGAAGCAGTATGCTGGGATAACTACTTGTCAGAGAGAGAGGCCGGGAATATCAACAAGAGGACTGTCAATCAAGATGGCACGAAAGGTTTTCATTGGGGATATGAGATGTTCTGCAATGCCGTAAAAAGTCTTGGGGGACAAGTGGAGGACAAGCCGCATTACAATAGTTATGCCTTGTGGGTTACAGCCAACATGATTTATTCCGACCATGCGAAAAGTATATCCGAGGATATGGGGTATAAGACACCCCAGGAAGTGCCGGCCGATAAGATGGCCCTATCTTGTTATAGAAAGGCGGTGGAGAATCTGGAGGATGAAGACGAGGGGTTTCGTATCAGGAGATACTTTAAGCACCGGATGTACGATAACTCGCCTTTGTGAACTTGAAAGAAAGATAGACATGCTGATTCGGATGGTTGGAAAGCTTGATGGGCTGCGTGGGTTCGGTTCGAATGTTCTTGCAAATGTTGTCGGGGACCTTATGATAAGGCGATGATATGAAAGATAGGATAGACATATTGCTTGAAAAGGCAGATTTCACTTGTTACAGCGATTTCTGCCTAATATTCAGGGTACTTCAATGGAATGTTTTTTAGAACGTTTTGAGAAGGTACTTCATTGGGTTATACCCTTTGCCGTATTGGGTAGGGCATTAACTCTGTGTGTCTAATTCTTTCACGCCCTCCAACGCCCTATACAGTATGTATATGGTACTCATATTGTTTTTAAACAAATCTGTGCTCCCTTCTTCTACGTATTGTGCGTAATCAAACACCAGTTCGATAAGCTCTTCCCGTAATTCTTCGGGAGATATGCAGTCTTTGAATAATTCGTCTATTGCGCTAAGGTCGTATTGCTTCTTAGCAGGTATTGTATTTCTTTCCATGATGAATATTTGTTTAGTCTTTTAGTAAAAGCCCGCCCGGAATAGGTACGGGCAGGGCTTGGCAATAGGGTTAGGCTGCTTTAGATTCTCTCACCATATTGGATATGATGTTGTATATCTTATCAAGGAAATGATTTCTCTCCGCTATTTCAAGTTTGGATTCGTCTCGTCTTGCTTTCTTGTAGTTCCGTATGGAGATATGGTATAGGTAATACAGCTGGTCATAAATCTTGTGCCATACGTCTTGCTGCCTTATATTCATGGCGGATGCGTATTTGTTTACCAGCTGCCGGATGTTGTCACGCATAGACAGCCGCGGCAATTCTTCCGAAGACATAGCCACTGACAATAAGAATTTCCCGTTTTCTTCCCGTTCTTTCTTTATTTCCGCAATCTCATTCTCTATATTCTCTATCCGTTTCTCGTATTCGAGGTTTATGTTCGCTTGCATTGCAAACATCTGTGCGGAAGAAAGATGCCGTTTCAATGCGTTTTCCATAGAGTTGAATGCTGCGATGTATTCCAATTTAAATTTTAGGGCTTTCTTACCAGTGAATCCCATTGCCAAAAGAGTGAACCCGTCTCGGTTCATTATAAATCGTCTTGCGGATTTCACCCCTCCATTGGGCTGTGGAACATCTTCTGTATATTCCACGAACATGTCCCGAACTTTTGCGTCACATTCATTATCAGCGTTTTGCAATAAATTATCTATTGCTCTTACTACATCGTTTGGCTCTTTGCCAAACTTTTCAGCAACCAAAATACTATTGGTTAACACTTGGTCATTTTGACCTTTAAAAACTAATTCATTTGCCATTTTTGTAACGTTTTATGGCATTGCAGAAAGAAGACGGTCTGCAATTAACCCGCCGTTACACATACCTAAGAGGCAGTTGGGAGGCTATTAACTCTCCACACGGGTTTGCAGACCGCTATAATATACAGCGTTAGCTTACAAACATAAAAAATGCCTGCTAATAGCAGACAACCGTCCGCCTCTTAATATGTGTAACGCTGCAAATATACCTCTAATTTCTATAACGCCAAATAAAAAACTTAATATTTTACTTTTCTACCCCATATCATCGCGTTATACAGCGAAGTAGCATACATCTTAACCTCTTCCTTGCTCTCAAGGAAATCAACCTTAGAAGCTGCTATCATAGCCTCTGCATAAATCTCTTTGTTTAAAATATTATTCTCTTTCATATTATCTGCATTTAACTTTTGTAAGTCCATACTTAGCCAATCTTAGATATATTGTCCTCACACTCACATCCAACATTTCAGCCATTCTGCGGGGTGGTATCTTTTCTTCCTTGTACAACTTGGTAATGTTTTCTTCCGAAAGTGGGTCGACAAAAGGTTTCTTCGGTTCTGTTATCCCCATCCGTTTACGTGCTTTCGCTGCATATGCTTCATTCTGTTTGTCTTTTGTGACGTAAATAACAGTGGTCTTGTTAAGGCGTAGAGGGAATAGTCTTCTTTCCACTTCCTTGTGTTGTTCGGCAAGGCTTTCTACATCCCCGTTGACCGTAGTGTCAATCTTCTTGTATTTGTCCGGGATACGGGAATGTCTGTCTCTGATTATTCTGTCTGCTTTTCTCATGACTTCTCTTCATTGTCTGAAAACACTAAATTTTGTACTTCTTCTTCCCATATATCTCCCTCATTTCCTTCAAAGTCAAGATATACCGTATCTTTAGGGCTTGGATTGTTGAAACTAGAAAGCAGCCCTATTACCTGCATGGGTATGGAAAGTCTCTCTCCTTGTGGTGACGGGAGTTTTATTCTCACCCGGTCACCGATTTTTAATTCTGTTATATCCATTATTTTATTATACTAAATTTATGATACCACTTGTCCGCATGGCTGAACCATCCTATAATGAATGATTTACCGAAGAGAGTTATTTTGTATAGTTTACTCATATATTTTTGTTAACTAATTCACACCAACTATTATCGCTTTCCCAAAACCATTGATAGCCGCCAGCGTGTTTACGCTTTCCGGAACAGCAATTCTTGATATTACGGGCGCAAATGCCAGTCTTTCGTTTCGCATCGTTAGAGGACTGGAAAACACCTTGTAACCGTCCGCTCTTTATGGCTACTACTTTCTTTGCATTGCAGCCCGCTATATTAGGGTTTCCCGTTCTCCCTAAAGCTAATCCTTTAATCATACTTTCCCTTTTATGCGAAGGGATGTAATCATCCCATTTCTTCCCCTTGTTATGAGGGATACTTCCTTTTAAAAACCGCCCGTTAATAGGGTTGCGGTTTAATCGCTGTGGAGGTATATATAATTCATTCATCTTTAAATTCAAGTTTTGGGTTACTGATAGTCTTGCTATTCCTTTTCTTTGTCTTAACCATTCTCCGATAAACATCATCAATCAATTGCTTAAGCTCATTGACGTAGCTTCCCATACTCCAGCCTTCGAGTTGACACACCATTAAATCAAATTCTATTTCTTGTAGTAGCTTTACTTTAAACCTCTCGCGTGCAAAGACATTTACCCGTTGGCGCACATTACGGTTAATCATCGGGTCTTGTTTGGGTTCTTTGTTATTGGGAGTGTTTCTTTTCACGGGGTAGTGGTTGTCTGCTATGTTGTTAACATGAACATTCAGAGATTTTACAAGAATTCTTACTCCTCCGTTTAAGACGCTTTTCCCGTTTGTGTAAAAGTCGTATCCGGTCAAAGGAGAACCAGTATGCTTGTCAATGGAGAAACCCTCAGGTGGTTTATCGTAGAGTTCCCAATTCATGTATTTACTCATGGTTGTTTTATTTCAATAACTCCGGGCTGTCGTAAATATTACCTACATATCTAATCCCGAACATATCTATCATTTGTCCTATTGGCTTATTTCCAAGATTTTGAGACAGAACTTCTAATAGCACAAAAGAACCGATTTTATCACTATACACTACTTCACATAGTACACCAGCGCATTCAACCAAATCATGCTCATATATTTCTCTATCATTGTATTTAACTCCCGTGAACTGACCAACAGTTTCAGCCCATACGTCATCGCACCGGCAGTCTTCCGGAGAATATATCTTTGCCTTGTCTGTGAGGATAAGTCCGTTTTCGTCCCTTCCGGCAGTATAGAAAAAGAGAGAAATCCATATATCCATTTCCCCGTATCAGTGCTTTTTCCTCTGAATTTTATTTCACGTTTCATAATCAAATCTCCTCAACTTTAAAAGATAATTTCTCAAGTTTCTCCATCTGCTTACGAAGAGAAGCGATTTTCCTAATCTTCATTTCTTCCGCCTTTTTCAACGCTTCGGATTTATCGGTGAATGCGTTTTCCCCTATACGGAAGTAAGAACATAAACCATCAATTACATATTCTCTATCTTCAAATCTACTTCTAATAATATCCGCTTCTATCTCTTTAATGCCTGTTGTTAAAGCGTATTTTGTTATAAATACTTTTGCCATAGTTGTAATCATTTATAAGGTTAAAGTGAATTAAGAGAGGCAGCGGACACGGGGCGAACCCAATCGTCACTGTCCTGAATGTTGTCGTATCTAAAACCGTCGCCCCAACTGAGAATAAAATTGCGTTTGTTTCCTTTTCTCGTAGAACACCAATACCAGTCATCTTTCACTGGTTGTTTTCCGCAGATAGCTAAGGCTGCATTCAGCATAACCTTATGTTCATACCCTAAGACACTCTCTTGTAGTGTAGGAATGCGCCAACTTAATCCACATAAGTCCAATGCTATGACTTTCTCAGCAATTTCGCTTCTGGATGCAGCCAATGCTTTGGTATTGCCTATTCCATCGGTATCCTTCATGCCTTCTTCTGTGGTTGGATATATCTTTCCTGTTTGCTCTTTCTCCCAATCAAGAAGAATATGGGTATCATTATCCATATCTTCCGGATAGAAGAATAAAGCATTGCCATCATGGATAATAACTACACATTGTGCCTGTTCGTTTTCTTCATGCAGTCCCCAAAATTTAGGTTCTACAAAATTCTTATTGACGGTAAAGATGAATACACCATTACCTACATTTTCTTTTGTGTAAATTCCTTTGTTTATAATCATATAAGTTTTAATATTTCTCAAAATTTGGGATTTGTAAATAGAACGAGTTTCGAGACATGGGAAGCCAACACTTTTGCTCCTCATTGCACGTATTCCAATTATCTTCTCCAAATTCATCATTTAATGCTTCCACTATCTTATAGGCTACATCTTTTACAAAACGAGTATTAAGCATCCTCTTGCCTTTAATAACGATTGTAGGTGTATAGAGTGAAATTTTATACTCCCCACCGTTTTCTATCGACCAGCTACCTTGTGCTACTGTAATGTGCGGATTGGTTTCATTCTTATACTCTTGTACTATACTTAGATAGCCATTAAAATAGTTGGCTATTAGTTCCGACTTATATACTTTTAGCCCCGTTGCTTTTTCTAAAAGTTTTCTAAGCCTATAAGCATCATTTACAACAGGGTCCATTCTCTTATAAGTTTTAACGCTTCTTGTATCCCAGCTTCCAGTGCTTCCTCGTAGGTGTCATATACTTTATAGCCATTCCCTTTGTTTATTTCGTTCTCCATCCAGTCGCTTTCTTCTGTTGGAACATTGAAATCACAAAAAGAAAGCTTCCATCTTTTTCCAATAACAGGTTCTACATATACATACACACCTCTTATTTCACGCAGCCACTTAGCAGCAATCGACTGAGTTGGACGAGAATATGCACCTTTAGGCAAGTCCTTATTGGTTCGGAACACAGATTGCATCATCCGACCATTATCTTCCCTAATAATATCTTTACAATACTCATTAAACCCTTTCTCCTTCAGTAGCTTCGCTGTCTCTAATGTTACAAGTTCTTCGGTCATAGTTATTTACTTTCTATTATTATACACCCAAATAACACCCCTAAATATTTCATCCCAAGTTCGGAAACATAGTACACGATTTGTTTTTCAATCTCAAACTCTCGCTTTTCTGCATATCCGATAGATACCAATTCCTCCCAGTCCTTATCGGAGTTATTTACTACAAATCTATTACGATAAGCCTCATATCTATTTCTTTTTATTTTCTCACGGCTAAATCCGATAGCATGTTCCATTTTTTCTATTTGCCGGAGTGATAGTTTTATATCATTCATAATCTTTTATTTTAGGTATTTCTACACCATACATATCGGCTAACTTCTGGAATTGTTTTTTCACAAACGGAGCTTCTTCCAAAGCCTCTAATACTTCTGTTTTTAAATAGGTTCCCTCAACAAAAAACACAGTCTTACTGCCATAACGATTATCATCCGGACTTGCAGAGAAAGAAAGACACCCATACCCCTTGTACGTGAAAAAATTAAAGCCGGAAAAACCGAATAATTGAAAGTCTTCATCTATTTTACTAAGGTCTTCTTTCTCTTGAGGAGAAAATTTTCCAGAAATAGCTTTAAAATGATGTCCGAGACAACCATCTGTCCCAAAATATGCTATTCTACACATAATTGTTCTTTCTTATCTTTAAAGCGTTCAATCAGTTCGTCTACGGTAGCCTTGTGATAATTGTCAATCTCAAAATCATTAGGCATCCCATAGAAATCCATTCTAGACAAACCTCCATCAGAGCCATCCCGGTATATACCCCAATCGCCCTTACCATTAGTGAATAATTGATTGTTGTCTGTATCATCCTTTAATGCAGCGATAGCCAAGAAAAGTTCCTCGTTGGTTCCGCAATCAATTCTTCCTTTCTTGGTGACAGTATCTACATCATATACCACTCCATATAAATTACCATAAGACGTTATGATAGCCTTTCCCTCTTCGATACTTTTATGACTTCCCTTGCCGTCATAATTATGTGCATCTAAAGTTGTATCACCTGAATTAAGGATTTCATATCCCAACTCTTCCAGCTTCTTCCGAAGCTCCGGTGTATTTTTGCGTATAAAGCACGGTGTTGTAAATCCCATAGTTATTCCTCCTTTTTTAATTCTTCCAATACTTTCTTCACTATTTCATAATGAGACAAATCCCAACCAGAACAAATATCATCCGCTTCATTATCGTAGTGATTGACATAAACGTATTCATTCAGGTTCTCACGAAAGGTCTCCCCATCCAATCCGCTATCATCACAATCATCGTACATTCTCAATTCATGAGCCACTTCATTACATTCTTGATGTGTGATGAAGTCGTACACAACTCTGTCATATACATTTGTTTGGCGGACATACTTTTGCCCTATCTGTATCTTGCAGCAACAAAATTCACAATTGTGTTCTTTCTTGGCTGTTGGGTAAGTTTGCTTTAGTATTGTTGGCATGATTTATTCCTCCTTATCTATCTTAATATCTGTCACTTTGCCACGATTGATAAAACCGCCACAGCTAAACAAATCGGTTGTACATACTGTGTAGTCCACCTCTGCGCATTTCTCGTACAGAGAGCATGAGGCACAATGAATATTATATTGCACCGCTTCATGCAGCACTCCGTCTATTATTATTCCGTTCTTTATTTCCATGGTTATTTCCCTTTCAATTTCTTTATTAGTGCATCGGCTGCTCTCAAGGAACCTATTGCAATATCATCATAAGTTTCACTGTCATCGTTTATTCCTAAAGCAATACAATACCCTTGCATAGCGGATTTTGCCAATTCATAACGCCTTTGCTCCCAATCAATAGTTTCAAAATTACCAAAGAAGTCGAGTTCTGACACTTTGAAATACCTACCTTTCACTAAGGCAGTCCCAACGTCGAATAAGCCTTCAACCTCTACAATCTCTCCAGTCTCTTTTATTCTCGCTTTCATAACTGATTAGTTTTAATATACCCATTTTCAATACACCAGCACAACATCTCGTAGGCTGCATCAATTAATAAATCATCAGTAAAATGTTTGAGGCAATCATCTATATCTTCAACATTTCGATATGCTATGGCATCTCTTTCAATCATCCATGCAAACAATATTTGTTTGGACGGAAATGGATTCAAATAATGTGGCAGCTTATCGAGAATGTCCTGCAAAGTATAAGTAGGGAGTGTTTCCCAAAAATTAGAATCCCGTTTTTGGTCTATTACATCTTCATATATTTCAAGTTCCCATTTTGCATTTTTATAAGAAAGAGCGTAGCACCAACACATGCTTCCATCGCTTGTGTCCAGCCCAAGCTCCTTCAAATGCTTCATCTGTTCGACTGATAATACTTGTTTTGATTTCATAATTCCTCCTCCAATTTTTCCAAAAGTTCCTTGGATAACATTTCACAATAATAAATATTATCTATCATTGTGTCATCAGAACTTATATCTGCCTTAAACCTCTTAACAAGTACCCAGCCATACCATTTTTCACTTGAACGTCAAAAATGTGGTCAAAAAGTCCGTATCTGTATATTCTGTATCTTTTCATTTGTCTAAGTTTTTTTTCATCCATATTAGTCCGCTTCTTTCTTGGCAACATTCACAGTAGTTATATCCTAATCGTTCATACCATTTCTCTTGCCAACTACCTTTCTTTGCCTCAAGAAATACACGGACACATCCTAATCCTTTGGCTATTTGTTCTGCACGAAGCATTAAATTGATTCCGTTTCCATTTCGTCTTTGTTTTCTTACAAACAGGGATGACAATATTATTTCACTTGGATTGTCACTGTATCTATGCAATGATATATGACCATTATCCAATATTATATTTATTATTTCATTGGGCTGCATGTCTGTATTCGGTCTCCTTTCTCTTTAATCCGTTCCAGTACATCCTTGTTGGCTTCGAGTATCTCATCGAAAGAGGGGATGGGAAACCATGCCACAGGCTCCCATAATGGAGGTATACTGCTCATTGAAGTGTAAATAGGACTGTCTTTGTATATATCATTGATATAACCGTCCATACAGAACCATACTCCATTACAGTATGTGCCATTAAATATTGCGCCATGCTTGCACATGATAATGATATTCTCATTTTCTTCTGGTAACTGTTCCTTAACGCTTATCCAAGGGTTCTTGGGGTGAGCATCTGCCCATTCTGCCCCAATGGTAAATCCAATCATTTTACCTGATGCGAAACTACTACTGTTACCATAGGGATTGGCTGCTTTTATTTCTTCTTCTCTGTTCATAAAAATGTTATTCGGTTAGTATTAAATCATCCAAATACGCCCATTCTTCAATGGCATCTTTGGAACACTCGTAATCATCACACTCTTCATCGTCCCAGCACTGCTCTGTTACATTCCAATAGCGGACACCGTAACCAGTTCCAGTGCTTAATTTCCCATATACAAGGCATGGTATCTGCGGATAATGTTCATTTTCGTATTCTCCATGAGCTTGTGGCACTTCATCTTTAGTCTTGTGCCACACGCTGTTGATATGCCAGTTCGCACCAGCAATAAATCCTTCTTTAAATTCATCTGCACCACATTCGCAACAATCGAATGCTGTATTATGACCGTTACAATGTTCGCAATATTCACGTTCTGAACATGGATAGGTTCCATTACAATTATAATGCTTATGAATTGCTTCCCTTGCTGCTTCTTTTATTGTCTGTTTCATATATTATTTCTTTTTCTTGATTTAATCTTGATTGGATTGTTTTTTGTTCCAGTACCGAACCATTCTAAGCGAAAGCCGTGTATCCGGAGCCAGTATTTAAAAGCGAGGATAGTTGTCTGCTTCATATTCTTCCGATTAAATTATTACCATGACATCACGCTTTCTGGCGAATATAGAATCCGTTATATAGTACGTGATGGCTTTCTCTTCCGCATCTCTCAACAATTCGTGTTTAAGAATCTTATAGTAGGAGTTGATATGTCCTGTATAGACCATGATTTCTCTTACCCGTTTCAAATCGTCTAAAAAGGATTGAGGGTTATGTTCCTTTATTTTCTTTATATTCATTTGTTTTCCTTTCTTTTATTCCGTTCCCGATTGTCTTCCGAAACACACATCTTGCACCATGACGTCTTGATGTGATACGCCTTTCCGTTGCGATAGATTGTCCTGTCATAGAAGCAGGATAGTAGAAGCGGTCTTTTGCAGCGGCTGCACACCTTGCGTTCTACACCGTCCACCATCACCCGGTTCCTCGGTTTCCGTTTCACTATCTCGCACGGGCCGCATTCGGATGCACCGTACTTCCGGCAATAGGCAAGGGAATGCTTGCCGCATTTGGCGAAAGAGGTGCAATCGGAGCGGGGGACTGTCTGATGAACATTCATATTACCTTACCATGTCAGTTTGTTATCGAATATCTTAATGCACTCAAACAGGTAATGTGCAATTATCGGTTGCACCGCATTATCTATACACTCCGTTCGGTCCACCCTGTCGGGAACCCCATTAGACTTTCCAGTAAATCGGGGTGAGGGTATTGACTGTCTTGTTCGCCATCCCGGATATACTCGTGTATATTGCCCCGATAAGTAGGGCTTCCGAAATACCGATTCTTGCATGCTCCGTTTGCCGTTGACTTCGTTGGAGTAGGCAATACAATATAATCGATCCCGACTCTGTTGTATTCCAAAGTCGGTGCCCGATAAACACTGCCATTCCGCATCATACCCGATTGAGGAAAGGTTGCATAGGACCTGCTCGAATCCCCGAACAAGGAGCATTGGACTGTTTTCAATGATAACGTAACGGGGTTTAGCTTCCCGTACAATTCTGAACATTTCAGACCATAGGCCGCTTCTCTCACCGACAATTCCGACACCTTTTCCAGCAATGCTGATGTCCTGGCAAGGGAATCCACCGCTGATGATGTCAACAAACGGAGGTTTTGAATACGTTCTAATATCTCTGTTGATTTCATGCTCTTCTCCAAAGTTTTTCTTTATTACTAATGATTGATAATCCTCAAATTCACAACTCCACTCGGTCTTTATGCCGGCAAGTGCCGCACCTAATCCAAAACCTTCTATGCCGCTAAACAGAGAGCCGTGTGTCAATTCGCTTTTCTTCATTTCCATAATTCAGAACCACTCTTCATCCACTCCGACCTCTACCGAAAGCCAGTCCATGAGGAGGGTTATAAGGTTATAAATAGGTTTCATCTCACTAAACTTTTATTGCGTTGGCAATATTATCCGCATCCGACAGCTTTCTTACCAGCACATCAAACGCTGCTGTACACCGCTCTGTGTTCATATTGACCGTTTTCCCGATTTTCAAACAGTCGGAAGCAAGGTTCATCACCCTTGCTACATTGGAAAGCTTCAAATATTCCAACGTGAACCCGTTGAACCGTGCGTCTTTCTTCCGAAGCTCTTTAATCCTTTCGTCAAACTGGATGCAGGCGTAATCACACAATGTTCTTGCAAGTTCGAACCTTGCAATCTCTGCGGAATGGGGTACGCCGTTATCGTCGAGAACCTGCTTGAACTGCCAATACAGCATATCCACGTGCTTGTTCACTTCTTCCGTATACTTGTCGTTGCAGTCGGCGAAAAACTCGCTCCGGTCTGAACCGATAACGCTGTTTACAGTACGCTCGTATTCCTTTCTTGCCTTATCGGAATCATTCAAATACCGCTTGAATGCCTGTTTGTAATAAGGCGTTCTCTTCATCGCATGCAGACACTCGATAACCTGCCCGCAACAGATGTCGTTCGTGAGCAATATGTTGTAGGTGCACAGAACTACAAGACTCTCATATTTGCTGATTATCTGATTTGCCGTGTCGGTGGTCATTGCCTTGCCTGTTCTGCCTTGTTCATATTCTTGTTTTTGCTCTCTTTTGCAAGTTCATCAATCATGCGCTGATACTTCCTTGCCACCAACGGGCAGCGTATGCGCATTGCATTGTCACGCTGCCACTCCAATTGTTCGATTTTCTTTTCAATCTCTATGTCCATGATTATTTACCGTTTGTTTCTTATTTGGATAAACCCTCGTTTTTCGCATTCCTTTAACAGTTCCATATCTTCATCCCTTATATCGCATGGCGTCTCATGATTAACACTCATGTAATCCGATATGCCAAACTTTTTGCATATATCATAGTAAAAGCGTCTTTGCCTGCCTCTTGTCGTCCAACATATTGTAAGTCTCATACTTTATTGTCAAATTTATGCTTTCGCCAATACTTATAACTGGCATACTCTCCACGTCTATCAAACATTATACGCTCGAATGTACCAACACGCCGCAATGCTTCGTTTGCGTACAGGTCTCCACCGGCTATCTTAACTTTCAACATCTCAATGTACTCTTCTCGGCTATACTCTTCTCCAGTAAAAACATTAATTTTTTCTTCCGGCATTGAGTGTATCACTTCATCCCGCTCCTTATCGTAAGTGGCAAACCAGCTCATGATGACAGAACCGTCTATTTTGCCATAAAATCCACCGTATGATGAGTTTTCCCTTGCCCGTTTAAAACAAAGGCAAACATCCTCAATTCTAAAATAATAATACTTGTCAAGGATAGAGTTTACAATGGATGCTACTTGATAGTCATTCATATCCTCGCGGCTACGGCCGTAAAACAACAGAGTACCTTCTATGAACTTTACAAGAACCGCCTTTATGCAGGTTTCGTTATCTTTCCTCCATTGTGATAATTGTATGGGAGGTGCGTTTATCGCTTGGCTTATGGAAGTTATCTCATTACTGATGTTCTTGCAGATAGCAATCAGCTGCCTGGAAGATAGAACCGCTATTTCCTTGCTTGTTAGTGTGATTTCTGTTCCCATTGTCTTTTAGTGGAAATAACCCTTGGTAATTATTACTCATGCTTTGCTCTATTATTGCAATCATCATCTGCTTGTCACCTCCCGAAAGAGTTAATAGCTTCCGGTAACATGCCTCTGCTCCGGTCTGCTTGTATGGCTGCCCCCTCTCTTTTTTGTAGTTGAGCCAGTATATGAATATATCCTTATATTCTTCCTCTACGAAATAGAGGTCAAGTACCTCTTTCTTCCTTATTGAGTTTCTCCCGTCTATCCATGCTTTCGCTATTTCATTTCGGATTTCGGAAGGATATTTCAACGCATACTCTTCTGATTGCTGCTTTATTGTTTTCATATTATTACTTTCTATATGGTATTAAGAAATTTGTTCACGAAGTAAACTTGTCCTTTGCCACTAACTTTTGTAGTCAATGTCGTATGTAAAACGCCATTACTTCCAGAGCGTACGCCTTTTTTGATTACAAACAACCCTTGTTCTATGTATTTCTGATTTGGCACGTTATATCTTTCTCCATGCTTGCCCAAATATCCGTTTTTACGCATCCATGCAAACAATCTCTTTTCGCCTATATCGTATCCATTCTGCGCAATTAATTTTGCAAGTTCTCCGATAAGGCATGAACTTTCCGCTCCACTAAATGCGTTTGTAAAGGTTACAGCAGGTTTGGTTTCTTCAATTATGTTTTTGTTCTGTTCTTTGAGGATTTGATTTTCGCAAGCCATTCTTTGCTTTTCCTCGCGTTCGCTCTTTAACTGCGTTGCAAGGCTGATAACAAGGTCGGGGTTGTTTATCATCTGCTCCAAAGTTGGCTGCGTGGCGGTCATACCGTATTTAAGAAGCTCATCTACTCTCATATCCACCCATACCGCTAAATCGGAATTTAGTTTTTGTGCAACACGAATAGCGACAAGACGGTGTGCCCAAGTGCCTGGATTATCTCCACCTCTCTTAACTATCAGTAAATCAGCCAAACTAAAATTTTTTAGTTTGGAAAGTGATGTGCAATAATCGCTGATTTCCTGCGAGTTAACAATTGTGGATAAATTCTTATCGGGATAGGCTTTCGCCATAGCCGTAAGGTTTACCATAACATCACTCCCTTTCTCAAAAGGAATTATATTTCCGTTGTAATCGAATTTAATAATTGAAGTATTCATAATATTTAATTTTTTAGATTTTGCTCAATAGAAAAGTTTCTCTCCCTTTTTTCGGAAAGTGAGGTAGCCCGATAAAAGACTACCAAACACGATAAGTATTTCAATCATGGTTGTTACTTCTTGACTATCCCCGTTCTTCTGTATTCCGCCCACTTATCGTACTGCTTCGTCTTTACGAGGAAAGAGAAGCACGAGCATTTTAATTCAATCTCCCTGCGTTCGCTCCATCTTGTCCATTCGAGAAGTTTTTTCGTAAACTCCAGTTCCTTTTCGAGCTTTGCGATTTTCCGCTTGTCGGCTGCGCTTGATTTTACAACCTTTGGCGCAATCTCGTTCACCTTGTGAAAGACTTCACGGTACACGTCAAATACGGGGCGAACTTTGCGGGCAATGAAGTATTCTAAGCAGGAGACGGAGAGGTGGTATTCTATTGTTGGTCTGCCGCCTTTTGGGTTTTCCGCTTTTTGGCGCAAAACTTGATAATCAACGTCTTGGATGAAGTTTTTAGTTAATTCTTTAGTCGCATTATCTTTTCTTGAATAGGCAAGCATCCAGCAACTATCAAGGTTAACAGGGTAGGGAACATTCAGTTTTGAAAGTTCTAAAATAGCTTTGAAATAGCGTTTGATTTCTTCGGTTGAAGAAGATAATGAAAGGGTGCACGTGTCGTGTGCAGATGTGAGTCCACAATTTACTATACTTCGATTGCTGCTCAATTTCATTGGACTTGGCATGTTATGAAATTTGAGTTATTAAAATAAGAAAGGCTATCGCCTCACGAACCGCCAAGTCCAAGTTATTACATAATCGTAGTAACCCATGTGAGTGATAGCCTCTATATCTTTGCAATATAAACGCAATGCGCAGCCACAAAAAAAATAGCTACTACAAATTATGTCTAATACATGAACTTGGCGTGTTCGCCGCAAAGATACACACTCAAATCAAAATGCCAAAGGAAAACTATATTTTTTTAATCCAAAGTCTTGATAGCAATTTCAACACGAGGATTGTCCTTATCAACGAATTTGCGTGCATGGATAAGGCAGCAGTTGTTATCGTTCTTGATACACTTTACAATTCAACTTCCTTGATTATAAATTCTATTCTTGGATTTACTTTGTCTATAAACTTCTCTGCTACTATCTTCACGCAATTACGGTCATTCTTGATAGCTTTGCATCCTTGTAGACAATCAAGTACTGTCTTGAAACAATTGTCGAGGTCTGGGCGTTGGTTTTCATAGAATACATTCAAATAAAGTTCAAACAACCCTGCTATCATCTTGCCTCTGTACTGGTTACATTGTAGATAGAACGACTTTTCATATTCATTCAATGCCGGCTGTTTGGCAAGACTGCCATGACCGCGGATTGTTATAACTTTATAACAATTAGATTTACTCGGTATCTTGCCCCTTATTATCTGTTTATTATATATCATGTTATGGTAGTTTTAATTTTATTTCATTGATAAGTTCTTCATTGGATATACAATAGCCGGCATTAGCTATGTCGCATAAATGCCTTTTTAAATCGGTCGGATTGTTAAATTCAATAGGTTGCTCTCCAAAAGGAGTAATGGGAATTCCTTTTTTATATACCACATGCCCTCGTTTTTCTATTTCTTCAATCAAATCTTCATCAGAGGCAACGGTCATAAAATCATCGAGATAATCTTCTATATATATGTCCGTCTCGGTTGTGATTGTAATATACTCTCTTTTTTTCTTCATATATATTTGATTTTAAGTTCCACATCCACCGGCTTATCTTTCATCATGGAGAAAGCATCGAGTATCCTCTCCTTAGTCAACTGGATAGGTCGGGTCATTATTTCACTTTCTATGTTTTCCAACGGTATCTTCTTTCCGTCATAGGTAATAAGAATCGCAGAAGTTATTACGTAAGGACTCATGTCTTGTATTGTTTCTTTATCTGCCTTGCAATCTTCTTGTTCAACTTACTTAGACGCTCTGCCTGCTTGCTGTCACCTCCAATATTATGAATGTCTGACTTTCGGTCTGCGATAAGCTTCTGAATGATTGCACCTTCGGATTTGGTTACTGTAAGTTTCATTCAAGTTTTTATTTAAATCCCCATTCTTCCATGTAGTCAATGTTTTCAGGAAATCCTTCTACCGATTTGGGACTAAGGAATATTTTCTCACTCTTCAATGGAGTGCCTCCCCAAACAGTAGCAGGGCATTCTTCATATTCTTCTTTAGAAACTTCACTTACATTAAAATGGGGTTGGAAGCCATATCCCATTACGCTTTCCCCTAAGTAAGTACCAAACTTCTTTAAAGCCCATTGAAATGCAATATCTTTATATAGGTAATGTTTAGAAAACACAGCCACATATATTTTATGAGAGAAATTTCCTGTTTCTGTTAAGTCAGGATTACATCTGATACAGAAATACTTAATACGTGAAAGTATTTCTTCAACAAACCTTTCATGCTTTTCGCAATCTTCTTTCGTTAAGAACTCTTTCCCGTCATTTGCAATGTAAATAGTCTTGGTAATTTCTTTTGTTTCCATGCTGTTTTTTATTAAAGCCCCGAAACGTATTCTCCGGGGCACAACCATTATTTACTAACCCTTGCCATTTATGTGTGGCTCACATTTATGAGGTGGTAGCAGGACTTGCACCTGCATGATAGGAGTTTTTCTTGGACTTTCACCAAGTAGTTTATTCATTGACATTGCGGTCTATTCGGCATTACCCGTTATTAACTCAGTGGTTTGAATTTTTTTTTACGGCTAACCGTAACACATTGACTTACCAACCTATCTATAAGAGCTTCACTTTAGCGTCTCTCGTTGTTCCGCCATACCACCATTTTTGCCCGCCCAATCTTCACAGACCGGACAGGCAGGTTAACAAATAGTTCCCGGATAGGCGGTCAAGCCACACCGGGATAGTTAACTGTTAGCTGAAATTAAATCACTTAACCCGAACCTTTCACGGGACTTCTGCGTGAGCAGAGGGCTTTCGGTTAATTATATCAAGTCTAAAATCTTTGTCTTTGCAATAGCGTCCAGCTTCATGTCTTGAAGTCCCTGTTTCATGTATTCCGCCGCCTTTCTGTTGGCATCGTCCATGTCTTTTGCTGCTATTAGAACATAATATTTGTTCTCTTTTTCTTTCCCGTTTTCGTCTACGAAAATCTCAACAAGAGTGACCTTATAAAAGAACTCATCTTCCTGCTTCTCATTGACAATCTCACGTATCTTACTCCGGCTGATTGCGAAAACATCACACTCACCGTTGTATAGCTCATTGCCTTTCAATTCCACATGACCGAAAAGCTCATCATCGGTTATGTAATGTTCGGTGACTTCCTTTTCATCACCTTTCTCGTTAACCTTGTTTACTTTTAGCTTAAATTCGTACAGCATGATATTATATGTTTATAGGTTACACATCAGAACGGGAGGTCGTCTTCCCCGTCGGTCTGTAAGATTGGCGCTTCCACCGTAGCTGCGGCATTCCCGGAACCCTCAAACTCATAAGGCTTGAAGTCTCCCAAGTAAACCTTTGACTTGGCTTCTGCTTCTGTCTTGTTCGCATCCTTATACTGCTTTGATAAGTATTGTTTGCAGTAATGGGTATTGCCGTATTGGCTCGGCTCTCTACGCTCATTAATATTAACGTTAAGATAGACGGCTTTTGCTTTCAGGTTCTCGTCCATACTTACATAAAGGTCGTTTTCTTCTATCGGAATGACAACGCATTTCTTATTCTTGATTGTTGCTATGCCCGCTTTTTCGAGCTTTAGCAAATTTACGCTTCCGGTTAAATTCATTTTCTATTCAATATTTGATTAATGATTTTGTTTGCTTCGGTTATCCGTCTCTCAAATTCAGCGATTACGGCATCGTCCCTTGTTATCTCTACAATGTGAATGTTGTGTTTCAAGAAAGGGCAGAAAACGGCAAAATCAGCTTTGCCCAATCCTGTACAGGACATCTCCGCTTGTACTTGGTAGAAGTATAGAGGATTTACTGATTTAAGCGTATCGTTATCCTTAACCTCATTCATATACTCCATGAACTTTTTAGGAGTTGGACATTTTATTTCCACCACCTTTCTTAAGCCGTCTTTAATCGCTATGCGGTCGGGAGAAGCGGAGAAGTAAGGTATTGTAGGGTGCTGTATACTTTCGCACTCTTCAAGTTCGAATCTTGTGACAAGCTGGTAACGTTCGGCGGCAAAATCTTCATTTTCGTGTCCGAACTCTATAAACTTGTTGTTGATGCTTACCTGGTTTTGGTATATCTCAAACAGATAATCATCTTCAATATACTTAGGGAGTAGGTTTCTTTCTGCTGCCTTTTCATATATATATGAAAAGGCTGTCTTCCCAAACAGCTCCCCTTTCTTTCCGCTTGTCATTAAGTCCCCGATGCGACTTCCCGTAAAGTTCCCCAGGCGTTGGCGAAGCCATCCAAAACTACCCTGTTCAATCATTTTGTCTCAGTATTAAATAATTCGCCTGTATTTTCATCGACAACTTCCGCTTCCTGCAAAGCCTCTTTCATTGCATTGCGTCTGGCTTCCTCATTGTCGGGATTATCATTGTACGACACTTCGGCTTCGTCTATGTCGGTTTCTGCCAGGTTATCCTTTATAATAGCCTGGTCGAATGTTTGGGCACGTTGCATTTCAATACTTAAGATACCAAACTTAGAAAGTAGCATTTTTAAAACTGTCTTCTTTGCCATAGAGTCAAAGTCGGTAGACCATATGCCTGTGCCGCGTTTATACGTTTGTGAAAACTTCCTTCCGTGTTTTTCGCAATCTTCCTTGCTCATATAGAGAAACTTCTCAAAACCGTTGATGAGACTGAAATAAGCCATATAGCCTACTATCTTATCAGAAGAGCGTTCTCCAAATTCATATTCTCCGGTAAATCGGTTCGACTTCTTTATCTCCCCCTCATATATCTCATTTACGTTTATTGTCTTATATTGACCGCTACGCATAGCAAGTTGAACAAAACCTCTCCAACCCATTTGAAATTGCGCTTGATTGCCGTAAGGGACAACGTAAGCAAATCCGAGATTGGGATTGATAGGTAAATCTAAAGTAGCTGCTACCACAGCGGCATTCATGATAGACTGTGGTTCTGCCTTTTGAAGCAATGTATTGCTATTGGCAACCGCTACTATCGAACTGATAAATCCCGGCGCTTTCTTTCCGAGAATTTCTTTGAAACGTGCTTTCACATTGTCATTCGCAAGCATTGATTTAAGCTGCGGGATTGTCGTTATTGTACTCATTATAAATGTTTTTTTAGTTTAACAATATCTTGATAGCCCTTGACTAACGCAAAGAAACATCCTTTCGTCTTCGAGTTCTTCAGGTGTATAATCATATTGATTACATTCGAGTTCTGCGCGCAACTCCTCAATGTCTTCTTCTATAAGCTGAATGATTTCTTCTTTTGAAGAATACCCATACTTGGGAAGATAGTCCAAATCGCAAGCTTTGACTTCGTTCAGCTCCTTGTACAGTTCTTCAAGTTCATTTTCCATTGTATTGTGTTTTTAAACCGCCCGTACAAGGTTAAAGGGAAGCGGTGCGCACTTCGCTTCTCTCACGGCTTTTAGTACGGTAATAGCACTACCTTTGATGCGGCATAGGTCAAACCTCTATAATCTCAAATTTCCCTTTTTTGATATATATCTTATAGCTATAGTAATCTTTGACTATTGCGTAATCAGATTCCGGTCTTATATTACCTGTACAATCTTCTACATAGGAGTTGTCGTAGGCTTTCACCGTTGCACTGCCGTAGGCTTTCACCGTTGCACTGCCGTAGGCTTTCACCGTTGCACTGTCGTAGGCTTCCACCGTTGCACTGCCGCAGGCTTTCACCGTTGCACTGCCGTGGGCTTTCACCGTTGCACTGCCGTAGGCTTTCACCGTTGCACTGCCGTAGGCTTCCACCGTTGCACTGCCGCAGGCTTTCACCGTTGCACTGCCGTGGGCTTCCACCGTTGCACTGTCGTAGGCTTTCACCGTTGCACTGTCGTAGGCTTTCACCGTTGCACTGCCGTAGGCTTTCACCGTTGCACTGCCGCAGGCAAATGAGGCTGTTCTAACCTCGTGGGTATTCTTGGTATAAATACCGGCTTGCGATAATTCTTCTTCTGTGAAGTTATCTTCCAAATATTCAGCATCGATAATTTTTGCATTCCTCAAAACCCAAAACCAATTTTCAGTAATGGCTTTTAGCAGGTCGGCTTTCGTATTGCTTCTTAGACCCATTGCGTAGCCGGATTGGCATGCGCCAGCATTTTTAGCGCGGGTTAAGAGTTCTTCTTTTAATTCTTCAAATGTTTTCATATGATTGTTATTAATTTCTATATCATAGATGCGATGATATAAATTCCCAAAGCGTTTCATAGCCTTTGTTTTCTAATAAGAGTTTTCGGGTTAAACCTACCAACACCGTTTGAATTGTTGTTTTCCACCAAGAGGTGAGGTTTCTGCCCTTTGAAGTTTTACAACATAGGTGAGACCTGCTACCTGCATTCGCATACGCATTATCGTAATTCGAATCGTTGAAAGCGAAAGAAGAAGGAGACAAGGGCAGACGACCTTTGTATGCTTATCCTATCTGGATGTCTTTCCAAATGTCAATAAATTGTTTTGCCGAATATTCCGCAAGTTCGCGTGTTTTATAACAAAGGCGAGACCCGCTACCCGCAGCCGCAGCCGCAGCACCGTAACCCGAACCGCAGAAAGCGACAGAGGAAGGAGACATAATGAAATAGGGATAATACTTGTTCTCATCCGAGTTATCCCAGTCTGCTTTCCAGCCTTCATTCAGAGCTTCCGTAATAACTTCCATTTTATATAACGCAATGAAATGCCTGCGCATGTCTTTGGGTAAATCTGAAAAATCAGGGACACCTTTTCTTCCTGTTTCTTCCATTGCGTCTTCAAACGTTTTGATTCTATCCATTACGTTTTGATTGGCAAATATTTCTTTGCCGTATAGATTTTCAAGCATCTGCTTTCCTTTATTGTCCGCTTCTCTCCAAGCCTTTAAAGCGTTCTTTTTATCTACATTTAAAGTCATAATTGTAAGTTTATAGGGTTATAGAATAAATTGTTTCCACAAATCAATGAATTGCTTCCCGCAATAATTGGAAAGCTTTTCGCTTTTCAAACAAAGGCGAGACCCGCTACCCGCATGCGCACACGCACAAACGTAAAACGAAACGCAGAAAGCGAAAGAGGAAGGAGACCCATTAGGCTTGAACCACGGATACCAACGTTCCACGTTAGCATCGCATACATTAAGTTTCTGACCTCCATTTAGAGCTTCCGTAACGATAGCCAGCTTTTGATAAGCAATATCGTGTTCCGTCAGGCCTAACTCCAATAGCTTTTTCTCATCGAGTGGTTCCCTTCCCAACTCGTGACAAGCATCAAGGTAGGTTTTCACTCTTTCTATAACGTCTTGTGAAAAGAAATCCTCTCCAAAGGATTCTTCCAATACTGTTTTTAGTTCTTTTGAACCGCTCCGATATAGTTCACGGGCTTTTTGTTCACTTAATTGTAATGTTTTCATATAATTGTTATTAATGGGTTTCAAATAAAAACCGGACTATCTTCACAGACCGCCCGGCTACGACTAAACAAATACTTCATCTGTAGTGAAGATGTTGCGACACCCGGACTCGAACCGGGACGAGTTGTCAAGCTCCGCACATCTAAGGTTTGACATTCCTATCATAGAGTGCTACGTCTACCATTCCGCCATGTCGCAGTGTTTCCCGACCAGCACGTAGACGGGACTGTTTACATTAAAAAGCTATCATGAATTATTCATCCTTACAGGCTTTTGTTCCCGTGAGCGTTCCGATGGTTGCCTTACTACTCTCAAGCATCTATTGAGAGCCACGGGAATTCTCTATTTTAATTCTTGAATTTGTTTCATTATATTAGATACCTCATCTGCATTTACATAACCAATTACATCATCTGTAATTGAGGTATCATAACAAATAGCACCATCTTTAAGGACAGCAACCTCATAAGTATCTATACCGTTAGAATAGAACATATCTCCTTTTACAACACTTATTCCATAGCCATTATCAAACCGCATTACAGCGTGTTTTGCCTCCATGTATTCCTCACGAAGCGGAGAAGGAAGATGACGTGCCTCCTTGCTAAGAGCATGTGGATTAAATACCAAATCCGTAAATGTTTTTACCTTTCTCATATCATTATTCATTAAGCATTGCTCCCTTCAACGCAACAATACGTGTTTGGCTTTTCAGCGTGCCCGAATTTGACGGGAAGGGAGTATATATAATAAGCGTGTACGGGTGCCTTTCATTACCACCGCATACTTTATACCGATTTAAGACTGTATCGGACGCTTATGTTGTCTTTATGACCTTTGTCTCTTGCGATACGGGCGCCCAAACCGCATACTCTCTACCGTAGGACATTTCGGTGCGAAGAGACAATCACGATAACCAAGCCTATACGGAGTCTCCGCGTTTCCGCTATCCGTAATCCTCGGTTATATTGAAATAAGTCTAAATATCAGATACTTAAACCTTATTTCACATTCAATACGTCAAAGAACTATGTATTTTGCTCCCTCTGCACGACTCGAACGTGCGACCTTCGCTAACCGGAAATTACCGGATACTAAACCTTCGAACAAGTAACCATAGCGATGCTCTGCCTGGCTGAGCTAAGAGGAAGGAGCGTTGTTCACACAACGCGGTTTTAATAGTCAAGACTGTCGTAATACTGCTTGTTACTCATATACTCGGATACTACCGCCGACCGCGAGCTGTCGTTTATCCGGCTTCTGATGAAGTCATACTTATCGGAACTCATGCCAGATAATACATCATCGTTGTATTCTACACGGCTGCTGTATATACATCCCGCCATTATTGCTATTATTAGAGCAATCCGAAGAAGCAGGGAAGTAATTCTGTTTAAGCTATAGGGTTTCATCTTTCCAAATATTTAATCAATGCCGATTTCTTAAATCGAAGAAGTCTACCGTTTTTTGTATGAGGAATATTAGATATATTGTTATACAAAGTACCAACACTACACCCAAGAATATTAGCAGCCTCTCCTACCCCAACCCATTCATCCGAACATTCAATCACTGTTTCCTCTACAATCCTTTTCACATCCTTGCGCATAAGTTTGTACAGTTCTTCTGCTAATATTCTTGCTTCTGTGCGAGTCATAACTTTTTAACGGCTGTAATTGTAATTTCCCATGTTTTCGTATTAATAGACACCTTATACCTCTCTACATCCGGTCTTGGGTCTGCTAATGCGGCTCTATAAGCAACAGCTCTCGCCGAATCGCAAGCTCTGTAATCACTTAGACGTACAGTAAGCGAAGTCCCTGGTTTAATCTTCAAAATATCTTCTCTTGTTATTTTCATATTATCTATTATATAAATTTTCTCACTTTATTTGTTTTTCATAGAAAATAGCTATATTCGCCGACATAAAAACAAATACAAGCGGCTTTTATGGTTGCTTCTATTTTTTATGTCTTGTTGTCGTCGTTCTTTCGTTCTAACAACAGTGCAAAGATAGTGACTTATTTTGTTACCACAATAAAATAGTAGCTTTTTATGCTACCGTTTTATATGTTATAAAACATGTTTTGTGTATATGTTTAATTATTAAATAGATATGGATAAGTATAGAAATACAATAACACTAATATTGTCTGCAATATCTATCATGGTATCTGTGGCGGCTCTATGTAGAACATATCCGCATACCTCTGATTTGGGAATGGACTATCAAGGGGTGATAGTGGGGATATTAGCGTTGCTGGTTACGGCTGTCATCGGTTTGAACATTTATACCCTTGTAGATTTCAAAAGAGCCACCAAAGAGGTTGAAGCATTGAAGAGGAAATTACATACGGACTCTAACACTAATCTTGCATTGGGGTTCAATAGCGCGTTTATGATTTATCACTATCTATCCACCGGAAAGTCTCCATTAGGTCTTGATTATGAACTTATCAGAAGCGGATTGCTCTGCCTTAAATATCTATCAGAAACAGATAATATTGAAGCATGCAATGCTATCGTGAAAAACATAAAACTAAGCATGCAAGAATTAAAGACAATAGAGATAACGAAACAGCAAAAAGAAGAGCTAGTCTCTCTGATTCTTGACATAAAGAATCACCGTTTGATAGATGGTTTTCAGGATGTAGTTCATCTCGTTTCTTGTATAGTTCCCGAAGTTCGGCATCCTCTACCTTGTGGAGTATCATAGCGCACTCCCTCAGCTCTTCCAATTCTTTTGGAGTATATCTTACCGCTCTATGAGAGAGGAAATTGCTGGTCTGTTTAGTTATACGGTTTTTCTGTTTTGGCATCTTTTTCATAATTCGTTCTTTGAAATGTTTACAATCGGTTATTATTCAAATTCAATGTACAATATCTACTCATTGTCTTGATATTTTATATATTAAATTATCACGCACGTATGTGTTTATATACGCTGTGTAATCCCATTCTCTCTGTAAATAATATATGTTCCCAAAATAGAAATATCATAAATAAGCAGCGTTAATGGGATTATCAAACGGATTTTCATAAACAGGATGCTTGGACACTTTGAGATTTGATGATTCTACACGCTTCTTGTGATTATAAATAACGTGCTTATATTTCTCGGTAGTCCCTCTGTCGCATATAGAGTAAGAACAAGGAATGACAATCCATCCGCTTCCGTCTTTGGGGTTATAGATAAAATGTTTCCTTCCCGTTCTTTTGCGCCACTCCTCAATGGTGTTGGCATTCACGGTATGGATAACCATTTCCCCGTGCGCCCTTGTCTTGGAGATTACTCCGTTTCGGAACATTTCATTCATCAGTCTGTGTGCGGTACTTTTGCTTGAACCGGATATATTTCCAAGTTTGCGCAAAGTCAAATCCTTGGTAAGGGCACAACGTTTTTGTTTCGGTTTCCCGTTACTCTGCGGAAAGTTGTCTCTATCAATAGAATTGACTGCACAAAGAAGCATAATACAGTTCAGCTCATGCACAAGCATGCGAATTGAATATTCCTTCTTATTCAGTTTATAGCAATAATCAGAGGTGTAAATAAAAGGCGTACGCCCTATTGACCTTTTGATTTCCTTGCTTTTAAAAGTGTTTGCAAGAAAGCTGCCTCCTTTTACGGAAAACAGAAAACTGTCGTTTAATGCTCCGTTAATAAGGCGTTTGGCTTTATCGTGAGAAACATGAAACAGTTTCATCACTTTATAAGGGGTTACATCGGTAAGTACAGAATTTGAATACAGACACTTGATGCCAATAGCAAAGGCAAGCAATTCTTTTTCAGCCTTGCTTGCCTTGTATCTTTTGATTATATCTATTGGTATATTAAGTATGTCCATTGACCGATTGTATTTTATATAAAGAATGAATCCCGTAATAGGTAGCAGCTATCACAGGATTCATCTCATATAATTAGCCCGGAAAGGGATAATATAAACTATGTCATTCAACAACTGCTACTTGTTACAGATGCAAAGATAGTAACATTTTTTGTTGATAGCAATATTATAGTAACAATTTTAGTCACTAATTAAAAAAAATATAAATTATGGAAGCGTTTAACGATTATACTTATCGTTTTTTAGAGACGATAGAAAAGTTGGAACTTACCGATTATAAGGTGTGGAACACTTTGGAAAATTTATCAAAGGCCACCATGTCTAAAATAAGGCGTGGAATATGCGGTGTATCTATGAATACGTTGCAAGAGTTTTGCCAAACATACCAAGTCAACGCCAACTACATCCTCACCGGCAAAGGACCTATGTTCATAGAAGATGAAGATAGCGGTTTGAGTCAGCAGGACACAGATTCCGTGTCTCTCTCTTACGATGAGCTGTCAAGGCTGTATGAAACAACCGTTTCAAGATATGAAAGGCTTTTTGGTAAACTGGAAAAACAGTTTAACGAGCTTGAACAGACTATTACGAAAGCAAGAGACGAACTTGAACAAGCGCTTTTAGACGTAAAAAATGTATTGGAAGAAAAAAAGACAGCTTAAGAACAACCCCTATTTTGTAGGGGCGGTTCTTGCTTATTTTTAAAATCCGGTAACTTTTGAATGTAATATATTCATTTTATAAACCGGATGTTTATGGTACAGTTCAGATTTATGCGTCTCAAAGTCTTTTTCCAATACGGAAATTCTTTCGTGGGCCAATTCAAGGTCCTCGGATAGTCGTAGTAATTGTTGCGTAAGAATTTTAATTTGCTTCATCATACAGAGCGCAGAAAGGTTAACTTCTTCCATGATATTACTTTGTTTATTAAAAATGATAGTTTGTATAACATATAACATCATTGTTCAATAAATGTTTTGAATATTCATATGTTATTAAGCATGTTTTTGTGAAATAAAATTATTACTAAATATTTAATGAAAAAAAATACAGAACAAAACGAAAGGGCGATAGACAGGCTAAAGGCATTTGCTCACTATGCAAGGTATGAACTGAAAATTGTAAAAGGATATAGCTCCTTTGAAGTATACTGTAATATAGGAAATGGATATATCAGTAATTCGGATAAAAGTGGAAAAGGCAGAGGAACGATAGGAAGTGATATAATATCCCGGATTTCCGAAGCATTCCCTATGCTTAATGTTAAGTGGCTATGTTCTGGGAAAGGCAATATGATAGATGATGCCTGGAAATACGAAGAACAGATTAGCAAAATAAAAAAGATACTATTGTGA